TAGACGATGATGATGAACAGGACGAAGAGAATCTTCTTCCTCAACTCTTTGGTTTTCAGGGCCTGGATTAGTGTCCTCACTGGGGTGAATCTCCTTGTTGATGTATAAGTTGCGTGGTTTTTATGCGGCTTCCGACAGTTGGTCGGCCATGTTCGCCTGTCGCATGCGATTCAGCATGTCTTCCGTTTTCCTTTGCACACGGTTGAAACGTATGGTTTCCACCGGCCCGGATAACGGTCGATACTCCACGTCCAAATGAGCACCCTCGAAAACGGCGGACAGGACCGATCCCATGCGGACACCGTTGTCGATTAGCAGGTCACGGGCGATTCCACGCCAATCCTTGTTCGTCCAATGTTTCAGGGCTTCCGTGTAATGCTCATGCTTGTAGAAGCTGAGTAGGTCGGCTGGAGTGGATCCTCTCGCACCATCGTCGCGAACCCATCCTCCGTCCCGGTAGATTCTTGTGGTGGGTTTGCCGCTGACGACCAAGATGAAACGTTCGTCGGCGATGCTTGCTTTCACGTCGGCTCGATAGCCGTGGTCTTTCAAGGCGGGAAGGATCGCCGCATATTCACGGCTGAGTTGGTCTGGATGATTCATTTTTGCCCCCCACTCCAATTAGTGCCGGTCTATGGAGATGGCAGGGATTTTCGTGGCACTGGCTTCCGAAGGGCTCATTGTTTTTCCTCTTTCATTTCTATGTGAACGTATTCAGTATAACAGGCAAATGGGAAAACATTTTAAGAAACCACCCCGCATGCGCGGGGGTAGATGCGGGGCCACTCTTTTTGTATGATGCCGAGGTGGGTTTATCCCCGCATGTGCGGGGTAGATTCACACCCACCCTCGCCCTTGCCACCTATGCACGGTTTATCCCCGCGTGTGCGGGGTAGATTCGATGACAACGTCATATATGGACTCGAGCTGCGGTTTATCCCCGCGTGTGCGGGGTAGATTCAACCATCCGTTGACGCGTCCGGACGGCACCGGGTTTATCCCCGCGTGTGCGGGGTAGATTCCTTCATTTCGTCGGCCATTGTGAGTACCGGTTTATCCCCGCGTGTGCGGGGTAGATGGAACGCGGTAGACCTGATGACCCTCGACGAGCGGTTTATCCCCGCGTGTGCGGGGTAGATTTGTCGGTCTGGCTAGGCCGGTGAGATTGAGCCGGTTTATCCCCGCGTGTGCGGGGTAGATCAACCCCACCAAGGGATGCTGATGCCGGTCTCAGGTTTATCCCCGCGTGTGCGGGGTAGATGATGGTTTCGCGGACGGTGCTCATGCCGATTGAGGTTTATCCCCGCGTGTGCGGGGTAGATTCCACAAGCCCCGAAAACGTATCCTCGTACCAGGGTTTATCCCCGCGTGTGCGGGGTAGATTTCCAGCCTTGGGTGATTGCTGTTGCTGTCGCCGGTTTATCCCCGCGTGTGCGGGGTAGATGATATGACCCGCATCAGCGGATGGGTTTCATAAGGTTTATCCCCGCGTGTGCGGGGTAGATTCTCAGTGGGGACCAAATCCCAAATCTGCTCCAGGTTTATCCCCGCGTGTGCGGGGTAGATCCAACGTGCCTTTGTAGGTCGGCTTCCGGCGCGGTTTATCCCCGCGTGTGCGGGGTAGATTCATACGATTCAGTAATCTTTCCGTCTGCTTTCGGTTTATCCCCGCGTGTGCGGGGTAGATGCCTTGGAAGCCGGGTCACATGTCGGGCATTTGGGTTTATCCCCGCGTGTGCGGGGTAGATCGGACGGTTATGTGGGATGCTACCGACTCGACGGGTTTATCCCCGCGTGTGCGGGGTAGATGACATGGCTCCAGCGACTATGACGCTTTCTTCAGGTTTATCCCCGCGTGTGCGGGGTAGATGCATCTACATTCCTTGGTGGGGCTGGCTCGCTCGGTTTATCCCCGCGTGTGCGGGGTAGATAGTTTAGTTTTCAACGTTTTCAATGCCATGCGAGGGCTGTTTATGCAAATTGCGTACCTGTTTTCAGGCCATATTGTCTTTGGCTTTAGGCGGTCTGGACATTAGGATGGTTCCGTCGAAGGCGGTTATCGTCTTCTTTCCGTTTTGGCTGCTGACATGTAGCTGATGCTGGGAATGCCATGCCATCGTCGCTCTGCCCGTACCGAGTTCCGAGAGGACTCGTTGCCAGAGTCGCGTACGTATCCGGGTGTTGAGGTCTCCGACGTATACGCCGCTGCTGATTTCCACCATCCATAGGGATAGGTGTCCGCGCAGTCCTTGTGGAGCGCTTTCGAGTCGTATCACGACGGTGCCCACGATTGACCGGCTTTCCCGTATCGTTGCCCGCCAGTCCAGACGGAACAATTGTCCTCGTTATCGGGCTCCTCCGAGAGGAGAGTGGAAACATCATGTACGCAACGTTCCAGCAGTCTGCCGTCCTGCATCATGTCGCGCATTCGTCGTCGTGCGATTCCGTCAACCAGGCTGGGAGTGCAGGCGTGCAGTCGGAAAGCCAGCGGGATCGAATACTCCGCCTTGTACAGGTCCGCGATGTCGAAGAGGAACGAGCGGCGGTTGTGGCAGTGAACGAAACCGAGTGCCGGACTGCATCCCAATGCGGTGATCGCCGCATGGACTACACCATACAGGCAGCTGTTGGCCGTGGATAGTGCGATGTTGACCGCTCCGCCACGGTCATCCCATTTCCTGCCGTGCCATTGTATGTCGTTGCGCTTCGCCTCAGCCGTGTACAGGGCTGCGACTCGGGTGCCTTCCATGCCGAGCAGTTGGCGCATCGTCGTATGGGACAGATCTTCGCCGGGGAATCGCATCGCGTACATTCGTCGGGCGACCATGAGGCGGGATCGTTCGTTGGATACGAGTCTGGCCTGCTGTTCCAACAGTCTGGTGGAGCCGGTGAGTGCGGAACCGCTGCAATAGTGGCGGACTCCCTGCTCTCCGGCCCATACGATGATCGCGCCGGTGTCGCTTGCCAGGACGACGGCATCATGTGTGATGGTTGTGCCGGGCCCGAGCATGAGTACCGCGATGGTAGCGATAGGCAATGCGGTTTCGCCGTTCTCGTCCGCCGCTACCAGCGCATTGTTCGCGCGTTTGATGACACACTGCTCCAGATACAAATATGGTATTCGTTCCGACACTCGTGGTAAGTCCGCCGGCGTGAAGTCGCTCATGGCTTCAGCTTTTTCTGTGCTTCGGCTACCGCATTGAATAACGGGTCGATGGCATTGGAGTAGCGTGCCTGGAACACTCGGTTGTTGGCCGGTTGATCCCAGTGTGCTTCCACGCCGTCGACGGTCTCAACATGTATCCGTTCCTTGCCTTTGAATGCCTGTTCCAACGGTTTGTCGACCAGTCCGACTCGGATAGGGCCGGCTGGGGGGCAGGCGCGTCGTCCTAGGTATGGCATGTATACGGGGTGTTGGATAGCGGCGCCGATTCTGATGAGGAGTCGCAGGTCCGTGGATTCCAATCCGACGGTGAATGTGGAATCCTGTAGATATTCCTTCGTCTCCAACGGGTTGGGTTTGCCGTCAGCTCGTTTGCCCATGGTTTGGAAGTCTGTCAACCGTGGGCCTGTATGGACTGGTTGCACGCCGAATCGGAGGGCTGCGAGGTCGCTGATGTCGCTTCCGCGGGCACGTCCCAAAGCGGATGCGACGAGTCCGATGACTCCGCTTTTGGTGGGTAGGCTGCCGGTGTTGCGGTGCGTGTACCCGTCTTCGGTGGCCCATGATTGCAATGGGCCTTTCAACTGGAGGAGTAGGGTCGGCATGGTGATCAGAGTGCCTTGATGACGGTGCTGGTGGTTTCTGTGACCAGTTGGGGGAGTGTGAGCAGTGTTTCCTGCTGCTCCTTGCCCATCGCCTTGCGCGCGTTCAGGTCGGCCATGGTGAACGTGTCGGCTGCGGCCAGACCGTACGTGTTCTGATAGTCGGCCTGCTGTTCGAGCAGTCGTTGCACGCTGGTGGGAATCGTGTCCGTGGTGACCGGCTTCTCGTAGGCCTCTACAAGGTTGATGGGTCGGTCGGTGCGGATTACGGTTTCGATGAACGAGGGGAGCGTCTGATGTCCGAAACTGTTCTGCTTGCCGGATGGCAGGCTCAATGCGAAGGCGTTCAGGAACGTGGACAGGGCGAGCTGTACGGCTTCCTTATCGTATCCGAGGTTACGGTTCAGCAGGTTCACGTCGACGCAGGCGTAACGGTAGAGGGTGGCGCTCAAGTATCCGGTTTCACCGATCATGCCGGCGCCGCTCGTGTTGTCGCAGTCGTCAACAGCCGCATAATAATCGTTTTCCACGTCGGCTCGGTTCACGCTGATGGCGTGCGCGAACTGGCTGGCCGCATCCACCACGTACTCGCTGCCGGTGCCCTTGTCGCTGCTGGCGCTCATTCGTCCGAAGAACGCGATGTCGATGCTCCGGTCGGAGTCGAGCAGCTTCTTGATGTCCGTACGATGGGAGGCGACGGACTTCTTCGGATCGGTGCTGCCGTATGCCTCTTCCGCATATTGGGCGAGCTTCTGCCACTGCTGTTCACCGAAGAACTGGAGCGCGCTAGTGCTGCCGGGTCGGTTCTTGTCAGAGGGAAGGCCGGCCGCCTTCATCAGTTCGCCGGTGACCTTCAGCAGATGCTCGTCCTCCGGATCACGGTTGATGCGCTGCGCGATCATCTTGGTGAACTCACGGCTGCGCGAGCCGAGCCTGCCGGTGTCGAGGGTGTCGCGGAAGTTGTCGCGAATGGCCTTCTTCCATGCTTGTGAGCTGACGCGCATACGTGGCACGCCACCGTAGACGGAGGTTTTGGGTCGTCCGTTCTCGTCGCGATTGAGGTTGGCGGGCGGAAGGGTCTGGATGGCGTGGATGTCGATGAACAATCCCATATTGTTTCTCCTGATATTTGGTTTTTCTTTGGTGGATGGTGGATTGGTTCCGTTTTGTCCGTGGGGGGGGGCTGTCGGGCGGGAAGCCCCCGCGAACGATGGTGAGGACTAGTTGAGGTAGGCGGGCTTTTTGCCCTTCGACAGCGCGGCCAGAACGAGCGTTGCGAGACTCGTGGTCCGGTCCGCATCGAGAGCGAGAATCGCGTAGGAATATGCGTTCTCCATCTTCCCGTCCCACCATGCGAGATAGGCGGCGACGGCAAGGGGATGGGCGCGGTACTTCTTCTCCGAGGCAAGGTCGGTGAGACCGCATGCGGCTGTGATGGCATTGTGTAGCCGGTCGTGGTCGGGTTTGATGTCGGGGTTGGTGAACCCGTCGGCAAGTGTTTTGGAAAGAAGCCTCTTATAGTATGGCGTGTGGGCTTTCGCCGCGAGGTTGATGATGATCCCGATCTTGAATCGTGGGTTGATGGCGGCGGCGATTGCCGCATCTCTGACGTTGAATACTTCGGACATGAGGTCCGCGAACCCTTCGAGTTTCGTGTCTTCGTCGGCGTATCCTTCGCAGGCTTTCTCCCATGCTTGGAGCATGGGGGTGGCGAAGGTGCGGATTGCTTTTTCGTGCCCGTATGCCAGTGCTTGTTGGCGGTATTCTTCGATGAGTGTGTTGGTCTTGGGTTTTTCGATGATGTTGGTCATTGGTTCCTCTTTCTGTTTTATGTGGACATATTCAGTATAACAGAGAAAAGTCAGATGTCAATAAAAGTGGTTCACAGGGGGGTATCCCCGCATGTGCGAGGTAGGTGCAGGATCGGTGTGTCGTTGTCCATCGTTCACCGGTTTATCCCCGCGTGTGCGAGGTAGGTTCGGCCTGCAGTACAGGCAACGGCGCGTTCCAAGGTTTATCCCCGCGTGTGCGAGGTAGGTGGGGTAGGTCATATACCGCAATCGCTCTATCGAGGTTTATCCCCGCGTGTATGGGGTAGGTATCGGATGGAACCGGCGTTGCATCGTGACCTTGGTTTATCCCCGCATGTGCGGGGTAGGTCAGAGCGGACTAAAGGCCTCCATGACCGCCTGCGGTTTATCCCCGCGTGTGCGGGGTAGGTAAGTTCGTCCCATTTTGGATCGCCCGCGCGTGGGTTTATCCCCGCATGTGCGGGGTAGGTTAGATCAAGCCAGCCCAGTACCGGCCCTTTTCGGGGGGGTATCCCCGCGTGTACGGGGTGGATCATGTTTCACGACATTAGGTTTCAGCGATTTGCGGTTTATCCCCGCGTGTACGGGGTAGGCAGTTTAGCTTTCACCGTTTTTTGAGGTCAAGCGTGAGCCGTATATGCAAATTGCATACCTGTTTCCCGAGTTGATTGCCCCATTGACCGCAGACCGGCGGACAATCAGTTGAGCAAGCGGCCCCAGTCGCGCCGCACTGTGTTTGCCGAGTCCGGTTTGCTGAGTCTCGCCAGATCCAATGCCAGCAGGGCGTGATCCAATGGAATGTCATACTCGTTCAACAGTCGGATTATCCGTAGACAGAACGGTGCGGCCTCCTGCATGTTTCGCGCGTTCAACATTTTCCTGTAGAGCTCGTCAACGTCTTCGCCGGTATCAGCCAACGTTCGTAAAGCCTTGTTGAAGCGTTCACCCTCCACGTACATGGGTTTGTACTGGTCGCCTTGCTGATGGTAGGCGTATAGGCCGAACGCGTACCATGATGCCTGTTCCATGAGGGTTGGTTTGCTGAAACCGCGGTATTTCATGCCGTTCAACGACCATTTGGATGCCTTCGGATCCGAGCCGCAAGGTTTTTTGAAACTGTTGCGCAGGTTGGCGAGGTCGGCGCGCGTGTAAGTGCCGTTCAGGTAGCCGTCTTGCAGACGGGCGAATCGGGGTCGCGCCCAGGTGAGGTAGCTGTTAGTCAAGGTCGGGTTCCTTCCCGCCTGCCAGATAGGGGAGTATCAGCGCGTCGGTTTTGGCCCAAGTGTCGTATGGGTTGTCGTTGTTGCTGACCTTTGGCCATGCTTGTTTGACGAGATTGTCCACGATGCCGCTGATTTTTTCGTGTTCTTGTATACGTCGCATATCGAGGGTCATGTGGTCTTGGCGGATTCGGGCGATGCTGCTGGACTGGCTGCCGTACTGGACCGCGATCACGTCGAAGCTGATGATCGGGTTGAGGCGCGATGCCCACAGGAATGTCGCTGGATAGTGTTCGTCGCCGTCCGAACCGACGAACGCCTTGTCCCATTGCGTCCACAATGGTCGGTCGATCAGCGGGCCGAATGTGAGGTTCACCGGTTTGGGTTTGCCGGTCGCGTCCTGTGTCCAGAAGGACATGGGCTCGTTCTCCGGTGATGCCCATTCGGAACGGTTCCCGTAGGTGACGTAGGCGCCGGCGCATAGGCCATTCGTGTTCCAAAGCAGTCGGATTCGGCGGGCCGGGTACGTGTAATAGTAGGCGGGGCCGGTGGTGTCCGGTTCCATGTCCGTGCATTTGAGCGATGGATACTCCCAGATGGGCTTGTTGCCGTTATCCGCCGGCGTGAGGTTCAGCAGCAAGGTTTCCCACAGGTTGTTCCCGGTGATGATGGCGAGAGCGAGGCCGCCGGCTTGCGCCACTCCCTGTGGGGTGCGTTTGCCTCCCGCGGCTTTCGGATCGCCGTTCATGCCGGTGTGGACTCCGGCCACATCGTACATGTTGCAGACGAGCAGCATTCGTGCCGCTTCCGCAGGGGTGACGGGCTTGTATGGGTCGTGGGTCTGCCAGAGGGGGCGTTGCATTGCGGGGTGGAGGCGTGTGAAACCGTAGTCCTTGGGTTTGCCTTGCGGCATCATGCCGGCTACTTGCAGGAACGGTTCTGTTTCCGACATGAGGTCGAACCGGTGTGCCCATGCGTGCAGGTAGTCGATGATTTTCTGGTCGCGCCCGGCTTCCATGATACGTTTTGCCTCCGCCGGGGACGAGTATCCTTCTTGACGTGCCGCGTACATGATGGCGAGCAGCAGTCGCATGATGCTGACTCTTCCCAACGGGTCGGCTATATCCAGTTGTCGGATAGAGGTCGGCTGATCGAACAGGGTTTCCAGAGAGTAGGACTCGTGCTTGCCGTCCGCGAGTACGGGGATCCATGGTTCGGTGACGAGGTTGAATGAATGGTTTGCCATAAGATTTCTTTCGACTGTCGCAGGTCAGTGGTTAGAAAAGCAGCATCAGACCCAATCCATAGGCCTTGCCGTGGCCGATACCGGCAAGCATTGCATGGGTGAGCTTGTCACGGTCGGTGACGGTGAATACTCCCGTGTATTCGACGGTGTGGAACGTAAGTTTGCGGCCTTGACGGTTGAATCGGGTGGCGTGAACGTCGAGAATATCCAACGCATCCAAACGGGCTCCGGCCTGGGTGAGCTTGCGTTCCGCCCACTGGTGCATTCCGGCGGGCGTACGCAACGGTGTGCGTTTCCCGTCCTTGCTGGCTACCGGTGTGGCCGTCAACGCGAAGCGACGTGTCTCACCGTTCTGTAGCTTGTCGAGGAACGGCCGGTAGTCGAGCGTGCTGATGACCGGCTTGCCCAAGCGGGCTTCGAGCCGATCCGTATCCAACTGGTCGGAGACGATATACAGCCTATCCCCATCCAAACGCCACAACGGGCGGCTACTGCCGGAGGTGGCGGCGCTGACCACGGCGTGAATCGCTTCGGGGGAGCGCAGCACTTTGCGCACGTCCGGGTTGACTGGGTTGAGAGTTACGCGCGTGAATAACGGCATGTTTAATCCTTGTCTGGAACGAGTTCCGGGTTTGCTTCTGTCGTGATGGCTTTTCGTATATTGACGATTTCCCGGAACGATTTTTCGGCGACCCCGGTTTTCCACTCCGTTGAAAGATGAACCGGCTGGCCGAGATATTTGAAGGCGATCTTGTATCCGATAGGTTCCGACATGACGTATCGGGTGACGCGAATGTGGTTGAATACCCATCGGACGACTTCGATATCCAGACCGTATTCTTCCGCGTATGTCTTGTATGATTTCATGGCTTTCTCTTTCAACGCGCTTCGATGGTGACGGGCTTCTCGTAGCATTGGGGAACATAATTCTTGTCGAGCGCCCAGTTGTTGATGAAGCGGAGCGGGCAGGATTGGTCCCATACGCGCTGTAGTTCCGAGACCGGCAGCACCTTGTATCCGGCTTCTCCGTCCTTGGAGAGCATGTACCCGTATTTGCCGTTCTTGTCGGCGTCGCCGTTGTCGAGCAGGTAGATTTTGTGGCAGCCGTCCCATGCGAATTCTGTGGCTGGGCTGGTTTGGCCGTTGATTGTGATGCTCATTGGTTTCCTCTTTCATTTTTTATGTGGACATATTCAATATAACACGTAAATGGGATATTGAAAAAAACAAAAAAGCGCACCGGAGTTTCGGTGCGCTTAGCGAAGCAGAATACGATCAGCTGGCAGAATGCCAGTCGCCACCATTCTGTTCCATGAACCGTTGCCGTGCCCGATGCTCCCATTCAGGAGAACCGGGCTTTTCACGGTGGATCCAGCTCATCACGCTCGACGGTTTAATGCCGTTCGCGGTGATGATGGTGTGGCCCACCGGATACGTGCTGCCGTCGCTCATGTGTCCGATTCCCGGCCGGTCATGCTCCATGCGGAACGTGTGGTGTTTCGCGTCCGGCACCGTGTATTCGATGCCCGGATCCCAGCGTGCCAGGGCGACCGCCCCCTTGACGCCACGGTGTTTGGCGGCCAGGCGCAGCATCGCCGCTTGGCCGACATCGGGGCCAAGGCCGGCGAATGGCTTCTTCGCCTTTTCGTCCGGGTCGAACACGTCAGGATTCGCGGCCATGAACCGTCGGTATTCCTGTTCGTTGTCACACAATGCGTCGCGCATCTGACGGTATCGGCGAGTCGGTTTCCGCCCGTCCAGCAACTGTTTTTCCAGTTTCTTGAAGTCCTTGGACTGACGGTATTCCTTACCTTTTTCCGGATTCCAGCCATCATCTTGAAGCTCATGCAGCGTGTCAGCGAAAGCCATCTTGTCATCGAACGCACTGCCGTTGATCAGCCCACGGTCGACGTTCTTCTCGAACAGGTCACGCATGTCATCGTTCAACGGTGACAGGTGTTTCTCCGTCGCCGCATCGTACCGGGCCTTCTTGGTCTGTTTTCCTTTCCATGCGGCTTCATAGCGGCGTTCCGCAGCTTCCTCGTCGTAATCCCCGACCCAATCCTCCGGCTGCGGTCCCGTGTATGCGTTCGTGTGTTCGCCTAGCTGTACGGGTTCCAAACCAAGCTTGTGAAGCTCCCGGTTCGGATCCAATGCGGTTTCGAGAATATGCTGTCGGGTTTCCTGTTCCAATTGCGTACGGTCAGGCGCTTTGACCGGTATGCCGGCGTATGCGGCCTCTATATGGTCGGCGATATAGTCGGCATGGGAGCCGCCCGGGGCCTGTGGATCGTATCGCAGGTTTTCAATGATCAGTGGCATGTCATCGGTTTCGCCAGGCTTTGCCGGACGGGCGATGAGCTCATCCAATCGTCTGGTGGCGTATCCCGCGCAGTCGGCTACATCCGGATCCATGATGATGTTCGTTTCGGCGGCGAGCATCGCATTATTCAATCGTTTCCATTCGAAGTCCGTCAACGTGTCGCCGGAGGGCAGACCGGTATCCTGTTCCTCCGCGAATTCGCCGTTTGCTCGACGGCGTTGTTGCTTTGCGTGTAAGGATTTTCTGGAATCAACCATTTGGGCGCCTCTCGTTAAGGACTGTTGGTTTTCAGATTATCTGCACGGGGGTGGCGGGATCCTTGTTTTTTCGGGAACTGTTTTTTCCCATACGAGGAAGGCGGCCCCGGAGAGCCGCCGATAATCGATTTCGTCAGCCGACTTTGACGACTATCGGATTGCCGTTTTGGTCACAGGTCTGCAGATAGGTTCCGATGCCACTGTTGTTGATGGTGTCAGGCGTCGCGTTGTGCCACACCTGTTGCACGGTCCCGTATGGAGTGGATTGGCCTTGCTGCAGTTGTCCGATCCACCCGGCGCCCGTGCTGTTGTGTCCGGCGATGAGACGTGAGCCGCCGAGCCCGTCGAAAATCGGCATTTCGACTAGGCCTCCCTGGTCGATGGCTGCCTGGCATTGGGCACGCAGGTTCCATCCACCGTCTCCGCATGTGGTGGAGGGCGTGTAGGTGTATCCGTTGTCGGCTGGGTGGGGGGGCTGATATGCGGGGGCATTTCCCGTGTAGACCGGGTTCGTATAAGTGCTGGCGTTCAAACTGTTGGCCGTGGACGAGGTTTGATATGAGGACTGGACGGCTGCGGCTTGGGCCTCTTGCGCAAGTCGCTGTTCATGCGCGGACACTGCATCTTTCACCGGCTGGATTTTCGAATTGATTACGTCCGCTTGTTTTTTCAGCCAGGTGAGATCAGTGGACTTCTTCCAGTCTTTTGCCGCATCCATTGTCTTCTGCAATGCTTGGCGGGGCGCTTCGTCATCCACGTTGTCTTTGGACGTTTCGAGAAGCTGACTGGCTTTCCCGATCGAATCTTTGACTTTACCGCGCGCGTCGTCGAGCTTCTTGTAATGCTGCGATTCCTTGATATAGGAGTCGAGTCGGTTCAGCATGGAAGAGGAAGAAATATTGGCTGAGTCTTGGTTTTTAATGGTCTCGGTCAGCTCACGGATTTGACTGATACTCATTCTTCCCGCATCCGGATTGTGGGCAATGTTTTCCTTCAACTGACCTTTGGCTCCGAGCATGGCCGAATCCATACGAGACACGAGATCATGGTCTTTCCCTAGTAGCTGACCGGCAGGAATCTTGTCCGTTTTCTGCACTGCTTTGACTTGTTTGGCAAGATTAATGTGGGACTGCCGTGCACTCTGAACAGCAACCTCATACTGGGTTTGAGCTTCAGTGAAGTCAGCCGCATACACGGTTCCAGCCCCTGCGGCCATCAACAGGATAGCGGTCGTAGCGCCAGCAAGAATAGGAATGATATGTGTGTGCTGTTTTTCTGAGTTGGACAAAATAATTCCTTACGGTAAGCGGAAACTATGTTTTCTTGGACTTCGGATAGCCGTCTAGCTATTCGGGGATCCTCAGTCTCCGCTTTACCGCAAGGAATCAGTCAATTCATCGGAAACATTGAAAAGTGTGTCTGTTCAATAGAAAGCATCAAAAAAAAATGGATTGCTCGGCACTTCCTGACCAAAAAATCGATCCGGTTACTCTTTTTTTGCGATTCGACGTTTGAGATACGCACTTAATCCATCTACGCACCAAAGTGGAATGTTTGTCATCCAATCCTGCTCCCTGTAGCCTATTTCTCCCGTGCGGATTCCATGTAGCCCATATCGGCTGCAGACGTATGCGAGGCTTTTCGCGCGAATATTAGAAGAGGATTTCACTTCGATAGGAAAAATTTCGTCTCCCTGTTCCACAACGAAATCTATTTCCGCCCTGCCCTGAGGATTCGGATTAGTCCAATAGCGAGGTTTGATTCCTTGAACTACGAGCTGCTGGCACACGTATTGTTCTACGAACGCGCCCTTGAATTCGGAAAAGAGCTTCGACTTGTTTACCAGAGTGTCCACTTCGAGACCAGATAAAGCTCCCAGTATACCCGTGTCTTCCAGATATATTTTGAACGTGTTAAGACTCTCATATCCGGTCAGAGGTATATGCAAAGCATCGAGGCAAGGGACTTTGGTAATGATCCCGTAATCCGTCAGCCAGTTGAGCGCTTCCTCATATTCGCGCGCACGGGCGCCTCGCCGGACGACACCGTAAACGAATTTACGGTTCTCTTTGGCTAACTGCGATGGCAATGTGTTCCACACGAGGCGGATACGCTCGCCAAGCGTATAGGCGGCGTGCTTGGAGAAATCAAGGTCATAGGCGTTGAGGATATCTTGTTGGATGGCCCGCACATCCTGTGGAATACCATTGTCCAGATGGGCGCTTAACGCGGCCGGCATGCCGCCTACCCACATGTATGTTTTGAGCAGGTCGTTCATCCGTGGTTCAAGCGCCTGCGGGATATCCTCGAACCGTCCTTGCCTGATAGTGTCGGCTATCATGTTCTGGCCGATGCTGTCCAGATACTCGGTGAAGGAGAGCGGATGCAGGTTCATCATGGTGACCTTTCCCACGGGGAAAGAGGCTTTGCTGTGCTTGGATATTCCCATATAGGAGCCGGTGGCGATGATGTCATAGTCGGTTGCTTGCTCCGTGAAATACTTAAGCGAGGTCAAAGCGCGCGGGCTTTCCTGTATCTCATCGAAGAAGAGCAGGGTTTTGCCGGGAAGTATCCGCTGATTGAATGTGAGCTCAAGCTGTCGAACTATCCGTTGCGGGTCAAGATCCTGCTCGAATATCCCGGCCAGGGAGGGGCGTTGCATGAAATCAGCCGAGACGATGTTGTCGTATTGTCCATTCGCGAACTCGTTGACCAGCCACGTCTTGCCCGTCTGCCGTGCGCCGCGGATCAGGAGAGGCTTATGGTCTGGGGCGGCCTTCCACTGATTGAGCGTTTTCAGTGCTGCCCGTTGGAGTCTCATAGCCTCTCCCTATCATAAATGTGTAGACGTTACACATTTATCCTATCATAAATGTGTAGACGTTACACATTTATGATGGGTTATTGCAGTCGTAGCAGTTTCAACGCGACGGACACCAGGCGATCGGTACGGGCCTTGATCGCTCCGGCATCCCATTTGGTTTTGTCCACTACATCATCGTTGAGGTTCAGGCCGTTCCGGTATCCGATGTAGCGGCCTGCGGAGTCCTTGCGGTCGCGTTTCCGTTCGAAGCCCATTCGCCCTAGATCCGAGTTGTACCCGGTGAGGGTCAGATTGCCGAGGGTGTGCACCAAAGTGGAACGAACCTCTTCCGCTTGCTCCTTGCTGCCGAAGGCATCGATCCATTCCCGTGTGATGTTTTCGGTTTTCGGGAAAATATGTTCGATGGTGAAATAGTATTGGGTACCTCGTTCGTTCATACGCCACAAGTCAACCCAAGTCTCGCCTGTCATTCCGGTTTGCGCTATCGCAGCGAGAACATAGCGTGTCATGTCACGATTATCCTCGTACACCGGTCCCCGAAGAGACTCCTCGAAGCGTGTATCTGACGCATAATTCGTCGGCTTCGTGAGTTGTTCTTGCAGGTATTGGATCACTTGATCAGCGGTTCGGGGTTCGTCTTCCTCTAGATTGCGGAGAATGGCGACGAACAATCGTTGGACGGTGTTGGTTGCCGGGTAGTCGGTGAAATTGCGGCGCACGAACCATATTGCCAACATCATTGTGATATGGGCAAGATCCTTGTCGGATAGTTGCAGACGTTCTCGGTTCGCCGTGAACCACATCAAAGGCATGAATCCCTGAGCTCCACCTGCATGGCGAAGTGAATCGGATATCTTCTTGAATGCGGGTAGGCCGCAATCATCGGTGGAGCCGGCAAGCATGCCGTAGACTCTGCCCGACTCGGCAAGCTCGTCCAATAGGACATCCACACCTTTCTCATCCAGCCAATTCTCATACAATCGGATAAGGTTTGAGTGGGTCGCCGGAGTGCCAACCGTGGACTTAAAGGCGTTGTAGTAGTAGCGCAGGAACCGCTCCTGGGCACCGCCGTCGGGTCCGACCGCTGCGATGACTCGCATCCATTTCTCGTAGGTGTTATCGATATTAAGATTCCTGTCGGAATCCGCACGGGCGAGCATTTCGTTCTTTATCAGATCGATGGGGGACAGATCCATCCCTCTATTGTTCAGGCTCTCGAAAAGGGTGAAGGCGCTGGCGTGATCTGGTACTTCTATCTTGACCAATACCGTGTTCCGGACTCGACGTGCCATGCCGAACACGACGGACAGCGGGTCAGTGGATCCTTCCAGCTCAGAGGTTATTCGGCTGCGGAAATACTTGTATGCTTTACCGATGCCTCGGTTACCCCAGTATCGAGGTACAGGAGTTGGTGCTTGTCCGTTCTGGGAGATTGCCAAACTGACGAGATACACGTAGTCTGCATTGTTGTTGCCTTGAGCCTGAAGACGGAGTCGAGGATTGTCGTTTGTGGCAAGCATTTTCCGCAAGGAAATGGACTCGAACAATCTGCTCTCATCCGCAATGAACTGTTCGCGCCTGTCCGCCATCTCCCGGTATAAGGCGGCAAGAAGAATCGACAAACTGGTCATACGCTGTTGTCCATCGACCAGCTCCAGCTGTGGGTGAATGGCATCATCGCCGCTGATGGCGATGACCGTACCCAGAAAATGAGGCTTAGACCCCGATTCGCCCATAATATCGTCATAGAGAGCAGCCCATTGTGGCTTGCGCCAAGAGTATTCTCTCTGATATTTCGGAATCACATATTTAAGTAAGGAATCCGGATTGAGCAGATCCCGGAGATAATAATCATTCGCTGAATTAATGATGCTGGTTTGAGCCATGGACGGACCTTCGTCTTCGTTTTTTTCTCTTCATGGTATACCGTCGACTGGCGGTTTTAACTGGTATGCTAGGCCTGCCAATCAGCTGTAATCTATAGTCATGATTCTCATTGGCAAGCCCATAGATACTACTCCCAACAAGCCCTGCTCTTACCATATGCACGAACCGAGAGGGGAAGCGAAAGAGTCCCGCAACTTTGAAGCCCGCCGCCAAGTCAAGAACCGGGAATACGTTCGGAGCTTCGATAGCGTCAAGGAACTGGGGGAGTTCTTCGACGCTATCTAGAATTCGATGGACCGAGACAATTCGGGAGTATTCTCCTCTGGAGCTTCCAACGGCAAAGTTCGCCGTCTATTTTTTTCGGGAACATATATTGTTGATACTTTCCATCAGTCGAATCAACCATCCGTTTCTCCTTGTCGTTGCTTTACCGGCACCCGATGCGCCAGCCGTTGCACGACACTTTAGAACAGATATCTTGAGACCATGGTCTGGCTGGAGACTACCCATTCTGGAGAAGGATGTATGCGGTCATTGCCCGCAAAGGAAAATAGATCAATCGCAGTCCAGATTCCTACGACACAGTCCCAGCATCGGCCGCAAATCAGGAGTCCGACCCTCCCGATGCTCTCGCACAGCATGCGCAGCCAACGGCAGCAATCGTTCCAGATTCTTGTCCATGACACTACGGTTTAGGGTACGATCCCAGTCAGTGGCGATACGACGGAAAGCATTATGGAACTGCTCGACCACCCCAAACCGTTCACTATCAGAACCATATACGGATTTCATAGTCTCTACAGTACGGCCAGACGCTATCTCATAGTCCTTCGCTTGCCCGTCGAGCAGTCGGGCGAGCACCAGAGCATTCTCCTCAAACTTGTCAGCCGGCAATCCGAGTGCGCGCATCCCGTTGACTGCCCATTCGTGATCTGTTTCCGGATGCCTCCATGAGCAGCCTCCGCCGTTCAGATGGAACTCGTACCCGTACACATCCTTCAACGTTTTCGCCGCGATCTCGCGAATATGGTCATGTTGGATCCGATACCAGGCGCGCAACGCTTCGCACAGCATCGCATAACAACCGTTCAACTCCAGCTGCTCATAGGTCATTGTCCTGCTCATTACGATTCCTTAACCGTTAATAGGATTCCATTGGATCCAACGAGACCGACTTTGTTGCCGTCCACAAGTATCCACCCCTTGACATACCTGTTGCCCTGCAGCCACGTGGCCTCGGTTCTATCTTCCGGCAGCTTCTTGGATGGGCATCCGCCGATATTTTCGCAACGCAGATGACTGACATTGAACGTCCGTTCCGTCTTTTCCGTGAACGTCAAGTACTGTGGCTCCGTTCCGGTTGTAGTTGACAACCAAAGCAGTCCAATTGCCCAGGCGGCGATGATGAGGCTTGTGATGCATGCTTGGCATTTTTCCCAACCTAAGCTATCGGTGAGGTCTCTGCAGCGAGCGAGTATCAGAAACATGACGGATACGGAGACGATTGCAATGACCAGAAACCACCCAGTATTCAGATGGAATTCCCTAGGCAGAGAATTCAACCAATCGGAATAGTCAACCATCATTGTCCTTTCCTGTATCCGCCGATATGTCGAATCGCATACAGAACCGCGACGCACAGCATGATTCCGCTGACCGGCAGACCGATGAACGGGGCATGCCCATGGGTCAGGTTGGATACGTCTATCAGCAGGCATGTCAACGCATACATGCCGAGCAGTACGCTGAGCTTCCCGAACACCCTACGGATCATCCGATTCCCAGAGGCCAATAGTTCGGCGCCCATCCAGCTGACGAGCATTAGCAGGATTACATGCGATGTGAGGCTGGTGAAGCTCATTGTTCGTCTTTCAACTGCCAGCCGCATTCGATGTAACTGTTGCTTGCACAGGGAACCTGTTCGCCGTTTCCTAAGGTCACGTATGTGGCTTGCCTGTTGGCTTTCTCATCAGGGGCCAGCTGTCTTGGGTGATCCCAATCGCAGGTTGGTATAACATTTATCCCGCTATAGGTATATAAGGTTCCACCTACGCAGTCCACTACTTTTTTGTCCTTCAACTGGATGGTGTAGGGGCCTCTCTTGGCGCCCTTCTTCTCTTCTGCTTGCTGGGTGTCGATTTTTTCAAAGTTTTCTTGGACTTTCTCAGGATGATTTGAATTCCAGATGACAGCCGAAGTTACCAGGATTATAACGAAGGCGACAAGCAATCCGATAAGCACATATCCGAATTTGTCTTTGCCTTCAGGCTGCTCGTTCTGCATGGAAATCCTCCTCCTGTACCGGCTGGTTGGAGATGATGGCGTCCACGTCCGCGTCCTCCAAGTGGACTCGTACCGGTCGTCCGGTTTTGTTCGCTTGGATTTGCGCGTCGTGGATGGTTTTCACGTCCGGCCACGTTTCCATCAGTTCCTTGTTGCTTTCGCAGCCGTTGATGACCGGCACCCAGTCGGGATGCTGGTTCATCAGCGTGCTGGAGAAGATGGGGACGGTCATGTCGTGCAGGTCGTTCATGGCGCTGTAGGCGGCGATGGTGAAGAACAGGCGTGATTCCACGCTATTGTCAGTGCCTTTTGCGGACTGGTCGATGAGGTCGGCGAACGCTTGTTTGAACTGTTCGCTGACCTTTTGTATCGCGTCGTATACGCTGCTGGCATCATTCCAGTTGATGCTGGTGGAGCCCAATGCGGGCGGCGGGAATCTTTCGCTTGCGTCTTCGGTGATGTCGTCGTTGAACGTGAATCCGGATGGTATCTGTGCCATTTTTTCTCGCTCCGGTCAGGCGATGAGACTCAACAATTCCGCATCGTCGGGAGTCCCGTCGCTGAGGACACTGTCATACTGGGGTTCCCGGTTGGATGCGATGTCGAGTTCGGTACGAGGCAGCTCGACATTCGGCCCGATCTCGTTTTGCAGATACTTGTCTGCACCTTGTGGCTCCCAGATCCAATTTTTTGGCTGAGGTGGAAGTACTACGCCAGAAACGCGGCCGACAGTCCCGTTGACAAGTTTGAAGACGCCTTGGAATCGTCCGTTAACCGATTCCACGATCATACGGCCCTCGATGTTTTCAGGGAAATCCGGGGTTGCGTTCCTTATCCCGATGGTGCCGATGAACCGGCTTCCGTCTGCGAACGTGTGGGTGACACGGTAGCGTTTGTTGTATGCCATGATGGTTCCTTTTTTTTGATTGTTTTTTATGTGGACAGTTGTTGTGGATTGTGGATAACCGGTCAGCGTGGCGTAGGGAACGATTCTCCGGCTGAGAACTTCAACTGGCGGAGAGGCTTGCCCTTACGCCACTTGTTCCACGCCTTGATGGTCAATGCGGCGATGCGTACACGGTTGTCGCGGGTGGAACGGCCGGCCTTGTGAGGCTGAGCCATCAACGTGTTTCGCAGTATGAGGATCGGATCGTCGGCTTGCAGGTTCGCGCCGCTGGCGAGGCTCATGAAGAACCTGTTGGCCGCATCCGTGTCGATGTGCGCGAACGTCCACCAGAGCGAGGCGAACATGCTGCTGGTCAGCATGTCCCCGGATTGGCTGCGGAACGCGCGTGATGCGGCGAGCACGTCCGCCAGTTGCGGGGTCTGGTCGATGAACGAGATAATCTCACCGCGCGTGGGTTTCAAATCGTTCTGAGCGGCGGCCTCCATGCCCAGCTGGTCGGCCAGATACACGGCGCGGGCCAGTGAGGCGAGCTGCGTGGAGTTCTTTTCTCCGCGCAAGGTGAGCACGTCGCCCAAGGTTCGGGTTTTTCCGCTGTCCATGGTCTGCTGGGTTTCGTCTTCCAACCCTCGGATGACGAGCGTGGTCAACGGCTTGTCGGCGGCGATGACGGCGAGCAGACGATGCTGGCCGTCCAGCAGTCGCCCGTCTTTGCCGAATTTGATGGCCTCACCGTTGAACCGCCATTCGCCGTTGCGAATTTCGCGGGCAAACAAGTTGACGTTGTCTCGGCTGATACGCCGGTTGTTGACGTTTTCGCCGAGCATGGTCTTCGCTATTTCCGGGGTGATGGTTTCCACTTTGGCGGTGATTTTCTCTCCCATGATCTGTTTCCTTCTATTTTCCTGTAGGTCAGATTCCGGTCGTATAGCCCTGCGGCATGTCCTTGAACTTGCTGTTGCTTCCAAGGAAAGCAAGGTGGAAAGTCTCGGTCGGGCCGTTGCGATGCTTGGCCATGATGATGTCGGCCTCGCCGGGCCGGTCTTCCTTGTCATAGGCGTCGGGACGGTGTACGAGGAACACCACGTCGGCGTCCTGTTCGATGGAGCCGGATTCGCGTAGGTCACTCATTTGAGGCACTTTGTCGGCGCGCATTTCCACGTTGCGGTTCAGCTGGCTGAGGATCACGACCGGCACCTGCAGTTCCTTGGCCAACAGTTTGAACTGGCGGCTGAAGTCGCTTACCTCCTGCTGACGGTTCTCGGTCATGCGCCCGCTGGACATGAGCTGCAGATAGTCGACGACCACGAGTTTCAGATCTTTCGTCTCCTTCAACCTGCGGCATTTCGCTCGAATATCAGGGACCTTAAGATTCGCGGAATCATCGATATACAATGGCTTTTCCTCGAGCTTCTGCCAAAAACCGTTTACGGTTCGCCATCGTTCGTCGGTCATCTGAGACGGGTCGCGGAAAACATTCAACGGAATGTTCGTCTCGGCGGAGAACAGGCGTTGCGCGATTTCCTCACGGCTCATTTCCAAGCTGAAGACGACTGTGCATTGGTCGTCATGAATGGCCGCATTCCGTGCGAAGTCCATTCCCAACGTGGACTTTCCCATGGCCGGGCGTCCGGCGACGACGATCATCTGCCCTGGTTGCAGACCGTGGGTCACGTCATCGATGTCCCTGAATCCGGTGTGGACTCCTTCGGTGATTTCCCCCTTCTGAATCTTGTCGAGATGGTCAAGCATGTCGGTGGAAACCGTATAGATGTCCTTGTAATCGGTATTGGAATCGTCTTCTCCGATATGGAACGCCTCGTCCAAGGCGTTGCCGATGATACTGTCGGTGTCGGCGTCGTTCGCATGACCCATTTGCGCTATGCGGGTGCCGATGGCGATGATGTCGCGTCGTTTCGCCGCGTCTTTGACCATGTCGGCATAGATGCCGACATTCGACGTGGTCGGAGCATAATCGATGAGCTTGCCGACGTAGTTCAGACCGCCAACACGATCAAGCATTTTCCGCTCGGTCAATGTTGTACAAAGCAGTGTGGCGTCAACGTCGCCATGTTGATCGGACAGGTCGCAGATCAGACGATAAATCGTTTTGTTGTTCGGCTGGTAGAAGTCGTTTTCCGTGATTTTCTGACGCGCCTCGTCAATGGCGGTACGGGATTGGAGCATCGCACCCAATACGGTGCGTTCCGCTTCATCCTTGTGTGGTAGTTCCTGGTTAAACGGATCGTTCATTGCTTGCTCGCCTCCTTGTCCTCGGCCAGTCGGATTTTCTTCGCCTGCTGCTCGAGGTATTTGATTTCTTCCTCGATGCGCTCCAGACGTGCCGTCCGACTATCGACTGCGGATAATTCGTCCGGGTTTTCTCTCCACCGGGCGATACAGCGTTCGATGCGCTTGTACCCAATCACTTCTGGCCCTATCCCGTTGTCGCGGAAGATGTCGACGGGCCGGTCTCCCATGGCATAGCGTGCCGTCGCTTGCGCCCTGAAGGAGTTCGTGTAGTAGATTCGTCCGCCTTGCACTCTGCGCACGATTTCAGGCAGCGCACGAAGGTAATTGACGGTTTCCCGATCGAGCTTTTTCCCTGATGTCATTGCGTGTTAATCCTTTGGCGGTTCTGTTTGCGAGGAGAGGATTCGACGGTGATTCCAAGAGCTTTTCTTGTTCTTTGATTGTTGAGCGCGGCATACAGTTCGATGCGTTCGAAGGCGTTGAATTCTCCTCTTGCGTTCATTTCCAGCATGCGCAAAACGGATTGGATGCGGAGCTGTTCTGAGAATTCATGCAGCCCCTGTGCCGTCGTCCCCTCGGATTCCTGTGCCTCATGGCGTTCGGATGGATGGGATGGCTGTTCTGATTTGAGGCGCATGTTCAGGTATTCCATGGTCTCTTCCTCTGAATCGAATTGACGGATCGCCACGGGCATGTGGTTCTCGCATTCGATGATTTCAAAGTGGGTTTGTTCTTCTGCCATTGATTGGTCCTTGATTGTGTTGTGCGATGGTTTCATCGATGAAGTCGCGTACGGAAATCAGGTCGCTGATGTCTGACACGGATGTTTTCGGAGTGTTCTCGTCGAGCTTTCCGTCCTGTGGTGTCACGTATGCGCTGAACCCGTTAAAGCTGGGAACCCTCAACAGGATCAGGGACCAGCGGCGATTGGCCCCGGGTATCTCCAGCCGGCATGATCCGTCGTCATTGTCGATGCGTAGCACCGTCATATCAGACCTTCATCTTGAGAATCCGAAACATGCTTGGCCTCGTTCGGTCGTGTTGCGCGACATATCTTCGGACGGTGCACATGGCTTGTCTTTTGCTCTTGAAAGAAGGCATGAGACTCCGATGACAGGCGGGCTTCCAACCGTCAACTGATTTTTCTTGTATGAAAAAAATACTCATCGGTTTCCTTGTCGTTCTGAATTACGGTCTCTTGCCGGGCCGTCCCATCGGCTGATATCCGTCGAGTTCTCGAAGCAGTTCCTCCCGCCAGTCCTTGTCATCAAGGGACTGCTTCTTCTCCTTTTCGAACCAGCAGGAAGAGCAGAGTCCGGCCTGTCTCTCATCTGCCGACAGGAGGGTTCCGCACCCTCGGCAGAAGTGGTTCAGGATTTTCGTTCGGAACCGCACTTCATTTCCTTTCGCGCATCGGTGAAGGCTTTGAACACTTCGCTGATGTACCGGTTCTGATCTCGTTTCGGGAGCTGCTCGAAGTCGAGAATCTGACGGCCGCGACGACCTTCGACGAGCCGATATAGGGCTTTCGCCGCGGCAAGAACCTCGGCGGTGGTGCCAAGATCAGCAGCATCAACCGTTCTCTTGTGCAGCGGTCCAGGAATAGGCGGCGAGAGACGTAGTTGGTCGAAAATGTTGGTGACGGCTTGCATTCTCTCCCCTCACAGTTCTCCATCGTGGAATCGGAATGGAGCTTTCGAGGACAGGTCCTTCGTCGTTGAATCGTTGACGTTTTCTCCCATCTTGCCGATTAGCAGCGCAGGGCCGTTCATCCAACGCCCATCGGACTCACGTATCTGCATGATCCAAAGCTCCTGACCGTTTTTCCACACGGTGTACAGGCCGCCTGACTTGTCCTCCCACAGTCCGGGACGATCCGGAATTCGTGCGGGTGCCGGTCGCAAAGCATGGTCGAATGCGGCGTCATCAATCCGATAGGTGTTGGAGTCAATCAGGACTAGACAATGGCCGTCATCGGTGATTTCCTGTACTGGATATTTGTTCCCGTTCGTTTGCACGAAGACGTCTCCGGGTTGCACGCCGGTAATGTCTTCGATGATCTTGTATTCGGGTTCGTCGGGGAGCAGCTTGATGCTGACGGGTGCTTTCTGTCGGGTGAGTTCCATGAATCCGTCATGGCCTTCGTGGAACAGTTCGCCGATGTCGAAGCCGTTGACAGTGTGTTGCCGGGCTCCGAGCGTGTGCCCGGTTCCGGGAGCGAGTTGGAATTCGAGGATCATGTCGCCGCCGTATGCGGAGACTCGTACACGTCGGTTTCTGAGCTGGGCGAATGTCATGTTTCGCCAGAAGCGTTTGTCGTGTTCTTCCATTGGTTGTCGTTGTTTTCTTTCGATTTATGTGGACGTATTCAGTATAACAAGTAAAACAGAATTAAGGGGAGGGGGTGAATCTTCGGAGTGTCGCGATATGCTGAACGCGTCCACATAAAAAAACAAAAGATACACACCGAGAAAACAGCGGAACCCCAACGCAATTATCTCAGGGCCACCACAAGTGATGCCGAAGACGGCGATTGCGGTTCCCCCAAAACGGCAAAACGTAATCGGTTGATATCAAAAAAACAGGAGCCAACATGACCTTCACGGCAGAGCCGAACATCGGACCGTACCTCGTCGAAGCGACACTCCCAAACCTCTTGGAACACATCGATGAACACATCAAATTTCTCCGGGAATGCAAAATCACCTTCACAGGAAGCATCGGAAGAGGGGACATCCCGCATACAAAAAGCGCGATGACATTGCTCAACAACATCGACGTGCTGATCGCCGGCGAGGAGGCCGACAAGGAAGTCCTCCGATTCAACAGCGGGGACATGATGGGCATGATACCGCCAGCCACCAAGCACTATAAGCCCGACCTCGACCTCAGGGCCCAGAGTCTCATGGACGACGGATACACCGAAGCGATGATCAATTTAGACAGGCAGATGTGGGGCGGCTCGCCCATCTCATTCCCGAACGACCCGCAGTGGAATAAATAAGGGCCACGACCGGCGGGCATGCCGGGTGACGACCCCAACGCCTCCAGCATGCCCGCCTTTTTTTGACCAACTTGGACGGCGCGTCGGCCGTCGAATCCGGAGGCGAATCGGTGTGAATCGGAGGTTGTTTTTTCTGATGGCGAGGCATAAGTCTCACGAGGAGGAACCATTGGGGTGGAGTGTCGGTGATTTCGCTTTGTCGGATCCGGGGTGTCGACTGTATATCGACATGGCCCGGAATGCGTATGGGAAACTCGACCCGAAACTGGTGTCCTGCAGAATTCATTACCGGCTGCAGTGTCTGAACCTCAGTCCCAGGAAGGAAGGCCGGTAGGTCTTCGGTTCGACGGTATAAAACAAGCATCTGCCTTACTGGGTATGTTGGCATGTCGCGTATGAAAAACCGTAAAATTGTTGGTATCAACCGAAAAAGCAAAAACAGGGGAAGAGTCGGGATGCCCAACAAAATACACAGGCTGAGAAGCGTCGGGATGGACAACGGCATAGCCACAGGATTCGGAATTCTTTACGTCGCGGAGGAGGCATATCCGCTCATCCCATACGTGCGCGGCAACGAACATCCGCTCGCATTCGGCAGGACGCCTCGACTCCTAAGCATCCTGTTCACGACGTTCATCAACACACAAAACGCGGATTACAACGGCAAGACCAGGACGCTGACCATCGGCAAGGATGTACGGCAAGTGGCCCGCAGAATGGGCATGCTGACGGGAGGCTGCGGCCGACAGAATACGGTCACCAGCATCATCGGCTATCAGGACATCACGTTCACTTCAAGGGACGGCAAAGAAATAAAACCGATCGAAGAGACGAACATCGTCCAAGGCGAAAGCTGGAACGAAAAAACCATTACCTTCACTTGGGAATACGTCCGATTGATGTCGCGCGAACCGAAGGAGATTCCTCTTTCCGCCGTCGTCGGAACCAGTGGCGGAAGCCTGTCCTTGGATCTGCTGGTGTTCGCGACGCTCTACTGTCCGGAGCAGAAGGAACTGTATATCAGTCGAAATAATCTATACAAGATCGTCCCCGGTACGAGCACGGAGACGGTGTCCACCAAGCACCTCACCATCACCCTCCAAAAGCTCAACCAGATTCAGAAAATCTGGGTATTCTCATTGACGAGGGCAGGCCTCGTAATCAGACCATACGGGATGCCGCCAAAGGCGGAGAACCGTGTGCAGCTCATCGCGGAATAATAAAAAAACGGTTGGATACGAATCCATGTTCGTATCCAACCGTTCAAGCATCCCGAGATGCCGGCCGTCAGATTTTCAGCTTCTCAACCACACTGAGATCGACGCCGTCACTCCAGTGTTCAGCCACCGCATTGACATCCTTCATCGGCTCGCCGGACGCGCGGCCGAAACCACGATCCGGTTCGGCCGCATTCAAAACAGCGAACAGAGTCTTGGACAAGGTCTTGTCTTCCATGAACGCGAAAGCAAGCCTCATCTTCAGGTCGGACGGCTGAGCGCCAGCCAGTTCCTTGACGAACTTGGAGAATTCGGCGACCCGCTTCCGCGTCTTGGTTTCCGTCAACACCTCAAGCAGAACCGGAGCGTCGGTCTTGCTGGTCTCGCACAGAATCTTGGCGATGTTCGCGGTACGGTCATCAGAAAGAACGTCGAGCATTTCCTTGATCTTCGCATACGAGGCGGCTTCCAAATGAGGGAAGGACGAGTTTTTCTTCGCGGTCTTGCGCCGCGTGGTCTTGGCGCCCTTGACGGGGGTTTCTTCCTCACGGTCGGGCGTTGTCTCATCGACGGAATCCGTCTCTTCCGGCTGGACGGCAGGCTGAGAATTCTCGTCCAATGCCGACCAGTTCTCAGAATCGTCCACTTGCCCGGCTTCGTTCACCGGCTCGGAATCGTCGACCGGCGCCGGGGTTGGGGTCGGGGTGCCGAAATTGTTGTTCCATGGGAAATCTGCCATCGTTAACTCCCTTCGTCAAGGCAGGACCGTTCGAGTGAACCGTCTTCAACGACTGTATCCGAGCAAACAACGAATAACCGAAAAAATATTGAAATTAACCGTCTTGACTTCGGCGCGGCGTCGCGCGGCCGCCGTTTCTCATGCAAACTAGGCGGACCAGAAAAATCACGAACAAAACAAAAGAACAGACAGGCAACCAAAAAAAACAGAAAAAAAAAGAAGAGAAAAAATAAGAAAAGACAATCCAAGAACAAGAGAAAGAAGCCAACCCGCAACACATCACACAAACACCAAGACACTATTACCAACCACATCACAGCAGGGTAAAACCAGAGCAACGAACCGCAACATTACCAACAGAGCAACGAACCTACGGAACGAAAACGCAACAGAGCAACGAACCGCAACGACCCATACATCAGCAAAGTCATCATCCTGAATGGTTAATTTCAACAAATATTAGGTATATAACAAGATATGACGTAATATCAAGAAATGAACAGACAGGACGATTGACGAACAAGCAACAAAACAAAAAACAGTCAATAAAACTAAATCAGTGTTGTTTCGTCAAGAATGGTCTCTTTCCGGAGAAAACCCCGGAACAAGCAAAAACGGGGCAGAAGAACTTGGAGAAAAGATGGCAAGTCTGATAATCGGACATGGAGGCATCCTCGACGTGCTGCGATCCAAGGTCCCCGAACAGCGTTGGAGGGTGCCCGCAGGAGAGGATTTCGCAGCCCAGGCAGACTTCCTGACAAGGCACCCGGTGCGTCCAGGCCGTCAGGGAATCGTGTTCACGAACCTCCCGGGAAACTGGATGCCGGTCGCCGATGCAGGCTGGACAATCTACTGGATCGACCGCGGACAGATACCCCTCGGAGCACAGGCTCTCCCCGAATATTTCATGGACCGAAGCATCACGGATTTCGTCCACGAGTTCTGGCGGATACAGACAATCGACAAGCGTCTGGTAGGCGATATCATCCTGAACAGGACCCGCCAGACGGCACCCATGATCATTGTCACATCGAACACTGGAGGCGTGGGAAAGACGGTTTCCTCACGCAGATTATGCGAGCGGACAAGAGAAAAAGGACTACGCCCCCTCCTTATCGACGGCAACATGAGACAGTCATCGCAACGTTCCTTCTTCGACCCTGGGCAGCGTATGCCGGCGCGCACCATAGCTGACTGGCGTCCCGGCATGGCGGCACAATACGGCGCCAATTCGGGACGAATGTTCAACATCGGTTACGATGTTTCGTTCGCTCCACCGGCCGGTGCGATGGTGTCGTGGGACCACTACCGCGCATACCTCGAGGAAGCACGCAAGCTCTGGGACTTCGTCGTCTTGGATCTCGACCGTATCAGCGCAGATGATCTGCAGGACAGCAACACAGCCGCCGGAGGAATGGTCGTCCCCTACGTTCTTGCCGGCGACCTTTGCTTGGTCATCGTCAAGGCCGGCGTGCAAACGCAAGGAGATGCGTTGAATCTGCTCAGCGCGTTTCCCCGTTACGGTTTGCCCCGAGAATGTATCGGAATAAAAGACACGGTCCCGGTCGGAATGACAGACTACCGGCCACTTGATTATTCAAGATACGGGATTTTTCTCGGAGTCGAGTACCAGACGGTTGAGGCCGGCAATCTGATCGCATCCGGTAAATCGAATTGGGCTGACTCGAATCTGGACTTGGCGAGAGAGCAGACCCTTGAATGGGTTCTGCCCGATAAGGGATTCGAACCGGCCAAGTTCGAAGTGAAAAAGAAAAAAGGATGGTTCCATCGTGGTTGATCTCTCACTCACACCGAATCCCGATGACCGTGCTTTATGGCCGATGGGTAGCGACGCCGATTGGATTCGCGGAAGCGACGTGGCGAACAACGAACACCCCGGAGTGTTGGCGCAACGTCATCAGTGGATCGTTCCGAACCGATTGTTCGCGGAAAGCATGGTCAAGGCAAACAGTGAATTGGTTACGAGCATCATCGGCGCATTGCTTTCATGGAGGACATGCACCGTCGACCAGCTTCGGGCGGGACTCTCCGTGAAAGGAGCTCCCGAATTCCATCGCGACGAACCGAACCTGTACGGCGCGTTGTGTCGGCTGGGAGTCCTCGACATAGGCTTCAGCCCTTACGAAAGATTTTCCGGGCAGATAATCCCGCAAACCTGGTTGTCGTTGAGCTCTGACAAGAAACTCATCCGAAGCACGCTCGGCCTGTTTAATTCGGCAACTTGGCTTCGTCGAATGCTTTCAGACAAGCAGTTGATTGGAATGAGACGCCACGTGCGCCACAATACGTATGCGGCGCACGTCGGGCTGCATCTCGGTGTCAATCCGGACATCAAACTCGTCGGCGGCGACGGTTGGGGAGCGTTCCGGCTCATCGACCCGCAGGCGGTCAGCGAAGCCGGACTGCCTCACAGCTGTTCGACGGACATCACCGCACTCGCATCGAACAACGTGCTTGCGGGAATCGAAGTGCAGGTCCACCCAAATAACATGAGCCAGAAAATCTCCAATTGGTCGAAGCTGCTCGCCTACTCGCCGATGCAACGACGTGGACTCATCTGTATCTGGCTGCTCATACGCGACACCAGCCAATGGCAGTACCCGGCGTTGGGCAGCATCATCGAAACGGCAAGCCATGCCGACGAGATGTTGGTCGGCGACCCATCCGTGGCGTCGCGTATGGGATTCGCGTTATGGGACGACTGGTTCGACGAGCAAGGCAACCCGACCGGCGGGATCGGAACATACCGGGACATGCTGAACGTCGAACGCAGCATGTTCTCACCGGACTGGAGCCGATGCACCCCATCAACAAAACCTGTGACGACGATCCGTGACTGGGGGTGGACGGTCATGGATGAAACAATCAGACACCAATGGGGCTGGGATGTCAGTGGATGGCGGAAGCCGGAAGCATACCGGGGAGGATTCTACGGGTATATCGGAGGTGAAAGCGTTGAACTCTCTTCCTGAAAATTTCACAACCAACCAGCAGCGTTTGGAGGAAGCCAAGACCGAACGTTACCGTGCATTGCAGAAGATACGGACGCTTTGCGAAACAGGGCGCCGTTCGCTGGTGGTCCCGTTCCTTATGGTCAACCTGCAACGCAATCCGGCTTTGAAAAAAATACGACTCTGGCAATTGGATGCGATCATGTTCGACGTTTCCAAATACATTGCGGTGAAGACCATACGACGGATGAGGGAAACCATCGGCGACCAGAGCACCGTCAAGGACGGGTATGCGGATTTGGGATGGGCGTTGGCAGACAAGGATGCGACGGTCCGCATGACCACATGGCTATATCAACTGTTGGAAAGAGAGAAGCTGACCAAGTTCGACTTGCCGGAAGGATTCCCCTTGGCCATGCTCTACTCCACCGAACCGGCAACCGCAGAACAATCGAATTGACAGGAGGGCATCGGATATGAGCGAAAAAGAAAAAGCATGGTACGAGGTGACTCGCAGCATCAGCCAACTCGATGGCGACCAGTTGAGATCCATCGCGGATGATGTCCCAGGAAATCTGGAGGACTGCACGCTGCTGCTCGTCAGAGTGGGAAACGAGCCGGTCCGTGAATATGTGCATGGCGATGGCGAAGGCATACGCAAGGCGGGGGATCTCGCCGGCTTTTCCATCAGCCCACTGCCAGGGAACGGCGAACCCGAACTGCCGGAAGGAATCGGCAGATCAGCTCACTCTCTTGTGCCATGGCGGGCCCGCTTGAATTCAAAGGCGACGATGGAGAAGATGCGCACCGATTCCGCCGGCATTCGGAAAAGCGTCGAAGCATTGATGCCGGCAGACAGTTATGTCAGCGTAACGCTCCGCAGGCAAGGATATTTCGAACAGGCCCGAATTCGAGATTGGGTTGCCGACGAGCATTCCACCGTCGAGGACGGCAACGAATTTGTCGCAGCACACACGCTCTGCGCGCGAGTCACCGCAGCATGCGCCGACAGCCGCCGGAACGCAGAACTCGCACAACGGGCTGGACAGGCCATGTTCCCGCTGCTCTCCAACATGAGCAGTCATCCCAGCTACCCAAAGTTGGGCGGACTCATCGTGACCTTGGCTGTCACCCTGTTGACGATGGTATTGTCCGTCATCACTCCGATTCGTCTTGCCACATTCTTCTGGCTGGCGGGAACGGTAGCGGCGATGCTGCTGGTGCCTTGGGTTTTGAGTGGACTACTCTCCGCAAACGCGAAAGCCATGCTGAACGACGACAACAGCACTCGAATGTACTTCCGAGTACCGCCGCACTACAAATTCGCATGTCTGGGACTGTTGGCGTACTGCTCTTTGATGCTGTTGCCGATACCGTCATGGTTGTGGATCATTCCTCTTGCCTTCACTGTTGCAGCTGGAATCAGATGGTGGAGGAACACTCTATGGGATGATATTCTCCAACGCCCACGCCGATACTGGTGGCTTCGCCGCAAACGCAAGGCGAATCTCAGTGACACCGAAACAAAACTCGGCATGAAAGACAAACGAGTGTATGCGACGGGATATGGCCCGCAACGCACCACTTTGATCTTCAGCCCAATGACCACGACCACACTGTTCATGCCGGTGCAGAAATCCACGGCGGTGAAACAGGACCTTCACCCGGTGCCCGAACCATTGTCCCATGGAGGCGTCCTGATCGGATTGGACGATTCCGGACGTCCCGGATACTTGGATCCGACACAGCTCTATGGCGGAATCGCAATCAGCGGTGAAGCCGGATCAGGAAAAACCGTTCTGACCCACGGCATCAGCCAATGGGCCATCAGCCATCGCAATGATACCGGCCGTGACGTGTGGGGGACGGATTCACGACTCATCCACTTCTGGATGAAGGACGACACCGGAGTGGAAGTGCTGGACCGGTATCGGCAAACGCAGGGGATTGACTCCCATCCACGTGTCATATACCTCACCGACCCTTCCAGCATCGGTCTCGATTTGCTCGGAATGCAGGAGGGAAGGAACGCCCAGGAGACGGCGGAAAGCGTCGCCAAAACCATGAGATACGCATTCAATGCCGGCGACATTCAGAACGACTCCCAAAACATCATCACCCAATCCATGACCATCGGCGTGGCCGCAAGCCGATACGACCAACACAAGCCAGGGGACATCCTAAGAAGATGCAGACAACTCGAGCAACAGTATCCCGGGGCCGGTCAACTCAGGCAACAGCAGTCACCCATCGGCTGGGCCGTGGTCGCATTGTGTGGGTCGGATGGTCAAACCGGATCAGCCAGAGCGCTTGGACAGGTATGCAGGGCTCTCGCATTGGAGTTGAAGGACGATCCTCTCGGAATAGACATGACGTTGGCCGCGCGTGCCGCAGAACAACTGTACGGACGACCGGATCAGAAGGGGCAGGCGGCGCGAAGCGATCGTGAAATACTGCAGCGTACCAACGCCTCGGTGAACAAGGTCAACCAGTTCCTCGCCATCGAACACATGTTCACACCGCGACGCAGCACCGTCACATGGAAGTGGATATTGGATCACCCGGGCGACTATCACATCGTGCTCGCCCCGCACAATGGCCACTCGCTTCCCGAACTCATGGACAAGATTCTGGGCTCGTGGCTCATGTACCGGTTCTGGAACACGGTGTTCGCACACTGCAAGGACTGGTTAACGCTTGGCAAACACACGATGCTCGTCTGCGACGAGCTGAGCCTGCTGGCGAACGGGTCGGACGACGTGTTGAAGAATCTGAGGGAGCAGGGGCGTTCGTTCGGATTGATTCTCGTGTTTGCCACCCAATACCCGACCCAGTTGTCCGACACGTTGTTGGATTCGTTCCTGGGGTACACGACGTTCATCAGCTACAACACGTCGATTCCGCGCATAGCCACGCTGACCGCGGCACGTCTGACCGACAATGAGGGATTGGATGGGTGGACTGGAGGAGCGGTGACGAACCTCCCCAAATACCATGCCGCTGTAAGAACCAGAAACATGGAACAGATCCAGCCGGCGTTCATCGTGAGCGTGAAAGACTTCGACGACGGTTATCGCCCCGGCGACAAGTAGGACCGCAAAAAAACATGCCAACCCATCCGGCTTCCATTGACGCCGGATGGGTTTTTCTTAATCTGCGTCCTCCGTGTTGTCTGAGAATGCAAGAAACTTTGTTAAAAACCGAAAACCTATCGTTATCAACCGATTCCGTTGATACACTCGGGAAACGCAGGAGGGTTCCTTCAAACCAAATTCGAAGGGAATCCAATAATGGGCAACACCATAGAAATCGCCGCTTCCAGCAATCTTGTCGGAAGCTATCACGCCATGTTCGACGGCATCCTCAACTCGACCGCCGGACAGCTCATCACCAAGGTGGGCGCCGCTGCCGCAGTGATCTTGGCCTTGGGGCTTATCCTGGGAGGAATCAGCAAGGCGATGGGGCGAAGCAACCAGCTGGTCTCCATGTTCTGTCCAAGCGTCACACGAGTCATCGTCGTTCTCGCCGTCATCTTCATCTTCGCTGGCCCGACCATAACCATCCCGGCATTGCTGACAGCTCTTGACTGGATCGTCAACGCCGTGGGCAGTCAGGGCAAAGACTACCTCGGAATCTGATCGGGGAACATATTCATGGGCGAGCAAAGACAATTGCATCCAAGGGAAACCATGGATGACATCACCGAGGTCTCATCCACCGCATCAATCGAACGTAAGAACACGTTCATGATCACGAAAAGCACGGAAGCCCGATCCAAGACCGTGTTCTCGACAATCATCGGCGGTGTTATAGGACTGTTGATCTGTCTTATGCTCGCCCCGATCATCGGCATCACATTCGGCGTGGTGTTCATTCTCATCGGCTTGGTCGCCGCACCATTCCTCATGGTCGGCCAAGTCAAAGACCGGACCCAGCAGGTCCGATGGAAAAGACTCCTCAGGAGATTGCAGAGCCGGAACATCGCCGGAGAGGTTTTCTACCCCAATTCGAATCAGCCAGAGCATCTAAGCAGTCTGAAGGAGATGTGGATACTGTGAGCGCTTCAACCCAGATGCAGCCCAGCCTCCCGGTCAGGATGAAAGCGCGACGGAACATGCTGTTCATTGTTCTGCTCGTCGTTCTGATGACAGTGGCCGTACTGCCCTCCCAAGCATTCGCCATGGTCGAGAACGATGGCGGTGCGAGTGCGCCGGCATGCGCTACGACCACAAGCACCCAAGTCGATTACACGACATGTCTTCCGTCCGGCCGATGGGGAAGCAATGTCGGCAGCATAACCAGCCGCATCGAACCATCGAGCGGCATCCTTGGTTTCATCGCCAACGTGCCCGCCATGATCAGCCATACGACGAGGGACATCCTGCCGAACATGCTGATGCAGATCACGCAGCTCTGCTGGTCGTGCGCCTTGTCGCTAAGCCAGTTCGCGGCAAGCTTCACCCCATTGAAGACCGCCGGAGCGTCGGTCGACCACGCCACGGCGAACCTTATCGACAGTGTCATGGCCGGCGGCATTCCCGCGGCGTTGATGGTGACCGCCATCGTCGTATGGCTTCTCGCGGCGGGATTCGACATCGGGACCACGAAAGAGGCGAGCAAACGACTGCTTGCCACGGTATTGTGTCTTGCGGCTCTCATCGTGTTGGGGACAGGAGCCTCGAAAACCGCGGAGAATGCGACCGAACCGGCGACCGGCAGTCCCTGGTGGGTCGTCAACACCATCAACGGCGCAGTCAACAAGCTCACCGTCGGACTTGATCTGGACGGGTTGAACGACGGCGAATCGAACATGATGGCGTTCAGCAACAAAGCACTCAACCGTAATACGAACTGCCAGGATTACCTGTATGCCATGCACCAGCAGTACGACACCGCGACCAGCGGCAACGGGGGAGACACATCCTCTATCACCAAGGCCGTGAACCGCATGTGGGAGGAAACGGCTCTCCGATCGTGGGTGACGATGCAATGGGGTAATCCGTCAGCGGGGCCGAACACGCCGTCAGGTGTGGCCGACAACGCACAGCAAGCGTACTGCCATGTGCTTGACATGAACACGAACACCGATCCTGCGGTGCAAATGACATTGACGAATGCGGCAACCGGTTTGAGTATCGATTCCAGCACAGCGGAATGGTTGTTCAGCGAACACGGTTGGATCGACCCTCAGGACAGTTCCGTCAATGACAAGGAAAAGGAGCAGAACGACCGGGATAAATATGTTCGACTGACCAGAGCGGGGATCTTTTGGGAGACCTGCGGTATCGACGGCAGTGGGAAGGTGTACGGCCGTGACGGCTGGAACATCCTCGTCAAAAACATGGGGGACAAGGATACAGGAGCCATCAAAAACGGGAAGCTCACCGTCAGATTGAAGAAGGATGGATTCAGCGACATCTCAGGCGGGAACGGGGCCCACTTCTACGGGGACGATGTCAAGGTAGACCAGAACATACTCCAATTGTGCAATGTGGCTTTGGGCACAAAGCAATTCAAAGGCGACCAGTATCAGGCCTTCCACAACGACAATGACTTCCGTGATTCGAGCGGCAACGTCCAGAACACGGACATCGCCGATGCCGCGAACCTGGGCTGGCGTTTCGATATCCCCAACGTCGGCGGAACCTGGCGTGAAGCCAACCTTGGTAACACGCAGGATTCTTCGACCGGAGAAGGAGCGATGCGAATCACCCTGGACAACCTGTACGGCAATTCAGCGCCTGACAATCTGGGTGCATTCGGTTCCGTGCTCGGTGGCATCTGCAACATGATCGTCTGGGGATTGCTCAGCGTCATCCTCATCATGACCAAGCTCATGCTCGTCCTGATGGTGCTGTTCCTCGTCGTAGCGTTCCTCGTGAGAGCTTTCCCCATAGGCGAAGCTCCGAAGAACGTGTTGAAGAACTGGGTGAAATACACGTGCAACCTGAGCATGACCGGCGGATTGTATTCGGCTTTGGGAGCCATCGCCACATTCATCTGCCAGCTTATGTTGAAGTTCTGTTCCGAAATGAGCAGCAGCTTCATGTACAACGTGATCAGCGGTTTCAGTCCGGTGCTTGCAATCGCGGCCATCAGCCTGTTTTGTACCAGCGTGCTCAAAGTCGGCAACCCGTTCAGTTTCAAAGCGATGATGGGAATCGCCACCGGTGGAGCCATGGCAGGCGGAGTGCTGGCCGGCCTCAGGAGAATCGGCGGAGGAATAAGCAGCGGTCTCCTCATGGGACGGCTCCTCACAAGCCGAAACCACGGCGGCATGTCCAGTCGCAACGCCGGACCGCGCCACAGGATGTTCGGTCCCACCGCCGGCGAAAGCAAACTCGACTCCATGCTCGATTCGGAGAGGAAGAATCTTGACCTCGACGGCGGCGACCGCAACCTGTACGGACGCAACGCGAAAGAATACGATGCGATCGCAGCCCGCGGAGCAGACTCCCTCAGTTATAGATGGGGGCGCATGAACGAAGGCACCGTACGCGGGTCCCTCGCAGGAGTCGCCGCACGTTTCGCCAACCAAGCCGACAGAGCTCAGGCGTTCATGACGGGCGGCATGTCCTACGATGATCGCGTCAAGAACTATATGGCCCGCCATCCCGGCGCATCGCTCGGCCGCGCCCGTACCATGGCAAAAGGTGCAAGCCTGCTTAATCAGACCGCACGCGGCCTGGGCGGAGGAGCTATGCTGTTGGGCGCGACAGGCAAGGCAGCCCTAGGTGTCATGCAATCCCAACCGTTGCGTGACGTGGTCAAGCGTGGCGCCAAAGTCGCGGCGACCGGAATCGCCAGCGCCGCACTCGTATCCAACCCGATCACATTGCCGGCAGGTGCAGTCGCATTGGGTAAGCTCGCCACCAACCGTGACCTCTGGCATGGAGCCAAGGTCGGACTCGGCGCACTGGGAGCCAGAGCGGAGAAGAGCCGCAACGAAATCCTAAGCCTGGGCAACAGGCCCACGACGGTCATGACTCCGATTGCTCCGGTCGAAGACAATCCGTTCGATCTCGATGAATCATTGAACGAAATGCACTCCGAGGACGGAAGTCTCAACTCCGATGGAGACAAGGCGTTCGGGGTGGTGGAGAACAGCATGATGCACAACTTCCGGCAACAGGGCCACATGAGCGAACAGGAAGCCGCCGACGCATTGGAGAGCGCGCGTATCACGGGAGAGGTCAAGGAAGCAGCGGCGAAATACCATGCGAACCTCAACGCGCCGAAGAACCCACCTCGCCAGAAAACGTCTGATGATTTCGAAACGGATGGAGATGCATTCTGATGGACACCGGCACTGTTACTCAGACGGCTGGGCAGGGAGCCGCCGATTTTCTCACCGTCCTGTTCGCTTGGATGTTCACGCCAACGGGAGCCGTGCTGACCCTGCTCCTGTTGGCGGTCGGCGGCGTCAGCGTATTCATGAAGATCATGGGACGTTCGATGAGAATGTTGTCCGTTGCGGCGAGGATATGCGCGGGCCTGTTCTTCGTGTGGGTCATCAGCGGTGTCCTGGAGGCGATGGGCATTCCCATCCGTGAATGGATGCAGGGGATCGCTAGTCAGCTCCCGGATTTGGGCGTGTTGCTCAAAGCGTTTTTGGAGAGGCTGTTGTTTACGGCATCCTAAAATTTTCGCAAAGAACTGTGGGAATGCGGGAATGGTTTGGCAGATGAATGCGGAAGTGTTTTTTCTGCCTGATCATTCCCGCATTGTGTTGTTTTCCTGTTGATTGGGAGAGCTGGTTCCACAAAAAAATGCGCCTCTGCTACACTGAATGTGGCCACATAAAAAAAGCGCGTCCCACGCCTCCACCTTGGCGGCGGAAAACGTGAACAGAGGAGAAAACAGCATGCTGAAAAGCACGATTCTTGTCGCGGTCGCCGACATCAAAGGCGGCGTCGGAAAAACGACGACAGCCATGCTTATCGCCGGATGCCTCGCCCGACGCGGCGAACACGTCACGGTTCTGGACGCCGACAACACCGGTGGTGCGACGCTCTGGGACGAATACGTGCGAATTGAGGACGATCGTCGTCGCAAAGAAGACGAAGCCAACGGGACTCCGCACAAACCCTACAAGCTGGGTTTCGACGTGATCCAAACCAATGACGTGATCCTCGGAATGCCCGACAGGATTCGCGAACGCTACAAAGGATGGGTCATCATCGACACGCCTCCATCCGATGCGGGAACGGTGCAGACGGCACTCCAGGCGGCCGACGTGTCAATCATCCCCTGCCAGCCGTCCATCAGCGATTTGAGCCATGCAGGGAAAACCTATGCGGCCGCCAGAAACGGCATCATCCTGCTCACGCGAGTGAAAGCGCGAACCAAACTCGCGCGTGACGCAGTGAAACAATTGGATGAGCTGGAGGCAACACGATTCGAAACGGTCATCCACGAGAGGGAAGCCATCAAGAATCTGTACGGAACCAACCAGATAGACAACAGGGATTACGCTTCCGTCACCCAAGAGCTCATTGACCTCGTCAAACAGTTCGGCATCGAGTAGGAGTTGAAACATGGTAAAGAATATCAACAGCGCTTTCGGACGCGGCCTGCAGGACACTCGCGACATGGGGCGTCGGCCTCTCCTATCCGAACCCCCCGAACCGAAGATGACGGTCGAGGCTCCCGAGCAGAAAGCAGTCTCTGAAGCCATCCCGGAAGATCATGAGACGAAAACGAATGAAGCATCCGGGAGGGCCGGCCGGAGGAAGCCCGTGTATTCGTTCGACCGGAGGCTCGGCACGAACCTGACGGATGAAAACTATCTCGCGCTGCGAATCAAGTCGGTCGAGACGAACATGACCACGCAGGCTCTTCTTAACGCCGCGGTGGAACAATGCTTCGTCAACGGAGGACTTGACATGGAGCTGGCCAGAAAATACGCGCAGACCCGCTGACACAAAAAGAGATTCGGCAGTATCCGAGTCTCTTTTTTCTTTTCCCGACTTCCACCGCTTTCACGCTGAGACTCCGGATAGTCTGACACTAGATAACACGTTCAGATTCTCAAGGAGACGAAGTGGCACGAAAAGCATCCGTTGAATCTCCAATGGACATCACCGAAGACAAACGGAAGAACGAAGTCGAACTGACGGCAATCAAACGCGCCATGCGAAACACCCGCTGGTGGAAAGTTTTCATCACCGTGTTCATGATCGCCGGAATCGTCGCTCCCGTCATCAGCATTCGCGCAATCAGCACGCTGCAGGACATGGGTTCCATGTTGAGCGCGAAATACAAGGAGATCAGCGTAGACAAACCAGGAAAACAGGCAGCCTTGGCGTCCGTCAACAAATGGTTGGACACAAACAAAGGACCATTCCGTTACGGGACCACGAACCTGTTATGGGATTCGGCAACAAAAGTCGGATCCAGTGACGAGGACACCGGAACAGGAAAGGAACATACCGACTGGTGGAGCCACCAGTTCTCCCTGACCGACCTGTCCGACGGATCCACCCGCGACGTAACCCAGCTCATTTCATGGAAGAACAACGTGGCCACCGCCGTGGGAGAGCCAACAGTGCTGCCGTTGAAAGCAAGCGGCGCTGGCGGAGCCCAATCCTATACGCCATCCGGATACTCTCGCATCGACCAGGCGTCCAGCTTCCAGAACGTCGTCAACGCTTGGGCGAAAGCCTACATCGGGAAAGACAGCAACGCGTTCACCGTGCTGGTCGGGGACCCGAACAGCGAGCACGCCTACCAGCCAGCAGCCATCGGAACATTCAAAAACGTGAGCATCAACTGGCTTGTGGAGTGCGACAAGAACGGGCAATCCGTACCAAAGGAACAATCCAGCGACACGCCTCCCTATGCTGCGGCGTCGATCAGCATCACATTCGAACCGTATGCCGCGATGCAAGACAGTTCCGATAAGGGAAGCGACACGTCATCTTCGGACAACACCGGCGGCTCGACCGTCAAGACGAACATCACCGTACTGGTCAAGAACCCTACATCCGGTAACGCGAAGATCATCGACTGGGGAGCGGATGGCAGCGTCAGGACGTTGAGCCCCTATGCGAACGCACTGAGCAAAAGCGACGTGACCTCGGCGAACTCCGACGACGAGACCGGCGGCACCGATTCCGCCGGGACCACATCGCAGGACACCCAGTCCGACGATTCCACTGCCGACGGTTCCAAGGCATCATCGGGCAACGGCACGTCGGACAACACCTCAGACGGCACATCGTCGGACGGTACGGCATCCGACAGCCAAAACAACTAAGGAGACCATCATGGCCAATGACAAGAAACCGGAACTTCCCCCATTTGCGGAATTCGTCAACAGCAACGCCGACCTGTTCGGAGCGATCATCGTCATCCTATTCGGCATCGCGGTCGTCTGGACCATCATCAGCGGACTGTTCTAGAAGAGGAAACCGTCGTGGCATCGAGAAAAAACAAGACCGGCATAACCGTCGCCGGCATCCTTGGCGGCTTGGCCATCGTGCTCATAACCATCATCGTCATCATCCAAACCGGAGTATGGGCCACGGTCGCCCCACAATTCGGGTTGCCTGCAATAACCAGCATCAGTCAGATACTTCCGGGCGAAGACTCCATGCAGAAAACAAACATCGGCTTGGGGTTGAAAAAACCGGACCTGTCGAAAATCGAAGGCCAGATCAAAGACGGTCTGGCCTCCTCGGGGAACACCGGAGAAAAGGATTCCACGAACACGGATATGGGAGCGAGCGGACTGCCGGCTTCCGCGGCAAGCCCCATGAGCGTGTCCGAAGCCATCACAGCCGCCCGGAACCTCCCGACCGAAACACCCCATACGAAGGGCTACAATCGCGCCGAGGATTTCGGGGACTGGCAGAACAGCGACCAGCTTTGCGGATACGGAACCACCCGCGACTACATTCTCAACCGTGACTTGACCAATCCGGTCATGGACTCCAATTGCAAGGTGCAATCCGGGACACTGCATGACCCCTATACGGGCCAGACCATCAACTTCCGGAAGAGCGTCGTGAAGAATGGGAAGACCGTCAGCGGAGACAGCACCACAGTGCAGATCGACCATGTGGTCGCCTTGAACGACGCATGGGCCTCCGGCCTGTGGAAGAACTCAAGGAAAAACGATCGCGTGAAATACGCGAACGATCCGGACGTGCTGCTTGCCAGCCAGGGGGATGCCAACAATGCGAAAAGCGAGGGCATCAACCTGTACGGGAGCGGTGTCCCCAAGAAGTCCGTCGGACGATGGGCCGCATCCACCCCATCCGTCTGGCTGCCGAGCAACAGCGGCTAACCGTGCTCCTACATGGCCAAGCGCGTCTACATCAAAGACAAGTATGGACTTTCCATGAGCAGTTGGGAGAAAAGCGAGACGATCGGGTTCCTCGAGCAATGTCAAACCGCTGGGGAATAGGAAAATCCGGGAATTCGCTGATTCTTTCAACATCCTGCCGTTAACGGCTGAAGCGGCACGGTATGTTGAGGTATCGGGACGAAGGTTCATTCCTCAGCCCAAGTCCCCTCGGTGTTAATCCAGGTTTTTTTTGGATTCTCCTATGGTGCGGCTTCCCCTTGTGGACTTTTTGGGTGAGCCGCACCTTTTCTTTTTTTTCTGAAACAATTCTGTTATGCCTGTTAAACTGAATATATCTACATAAAGTATGGAACAGCAAGGAGATCCATTGTCTGAAGACAAGACCGAAAAACTCGGCGACTTTATGCGCCGCGTAAAAGACGACACGGTGCTCAACCTGTACTTCGTCACGGAGACCGGGTCGAAAAGAATACCGACGCCACTGTTCGGCAACCCCACTGCGGAACAGCTGAGGGACAACAGGTACCTGCAATCCCAGGTGGTCGCATCCCGCAAGCACTATTGCAATGAGGTGATCAGCAGCGGATGGACCGTCCACGTGGATACCAAGTTCGATCAGGCGGCTTTCGAGAATGCCTAGAGCGGATAGAGGCTGGAGAATCTGCGGGCGTCGGTTCGGCTTTCTCGGTACTAGGCGCCTGCCTTAAACCGTGAATATCTTTCATTGGGATTTTCTTCTACGATATATGCCTGTTATACTGAATATATCCACATAGAGAATTGAAGGAAGACCCACCAATGAGCCACGCAGCCAACACAAGCATCCAAGACACCCAAAACGGAATAGGAGACTTCACACTCCTGCCCGAAGCAGACCGCAACAGCCTCGACGACTATATGAAACTACCCGAACAAAACCGTCTCAACACCTGCTCCCCCATGGATATCTCATCGAACAAGGCGTGAAATCACACATGACCTACCACGATGACGGCAGCGGAGACTGGACACTCTGCAAAGACGACCCGGACTATGGGCAGTATGTCGCAGCAGGCAATCCAACGAGCGTTCCCGCGAATCCCGTCATCTGAATAGAAAGAACGAAATCATGTCCATTAAGTCAGCGCAAGCGAAACAACAGCGCAGAAACAGCGATGGCACATTCGCCAACGAGAACAAGAATGCGGGATTTCCCTCCAACGACATGATTCAGCGTGCCTCCAAATTGTTAGCGAAAAGCTCGGCGACCGTTGATGAGCCGATCATCAAGCCCTCCGTGAAGTCGGAAGGCTACATGGGATCCACCGCCATCACCGGCGGCAAATACGATGCCAGTCGCAGTCCGGCGGAAAACGCGAAACTCATGCGCGCGGACATCAAAGCATTGCAGAAGAACGGTCAACTTCCAAAAGATTGGAAGATCGGAGTCCGAACAAGTACAGGTTCCGCAAGTTGGAGAGCCCGATTCACCATCCAACTGCCGGAAGGCGAATCCTCCACATACGTGCCGACCCACGCCGAATATATGGCTGCGGATTCCGAAGACCGGATCATCGGTCCGGAACACAGGGCCGGACGAGGAATCATCGAAGCTCATGGAGGAAGCGCCTCCTCCGACGAATGGGATGAAACAGCACGGCGAATCAACCAGAAAATCCAGAACAACGAACAGCTGACCGTAGAAGAGCAAGCCTGCGTCATCGAAACTCCAAAAGTCCGCAACGCAAAGAAACTCTGCCAGCAGGTCGGCGACCAGTACACGTATCAGAACAACAACGCCATGGTCGACTACTTCGACACGGACGGATACGTCACCGTGCAAGCCGTGACCGGAATCAAGAAACCAGAAAACATTGACATCCTCCCCGCATGAATGCGGGGGATTCCCGAATCTTACGGTTCGGGTTTCTGTTCGCTACGACAAAACAAGAAAGGAGGGGACGCTAATGCGAGACCTTGGTTCCGGTTCTGCCGTCCTTGCAGACGCTAACCGCAAGCCCTGCGGCGAGGATGTTTTCGGCTGCGTTCAAATCCCTGTCATGGGTTGTTCCGCAGTCCGGGCACGTCCATGCCCTGACTTTGAGGCCGGGCATGCCCTTCGGCCCGGTCTTCGCCCCGCAGTGGGAGCAGATTTGCGTGCTCGGATAATACCTATCGATGGTTATGAGCTGTCGCCCATACCATTCGGCCTTGTATTCGAGCATTCGACGGAACTCCGACCATCCGGCGTCCATGATGCTTCCGTTCAGCCCGTTTTTCGCGGACTGGCCGTTGGGGAGCCAATGGTTCGGATTGTCCGGGTCGGGTTTCGGCGCGCATCTTTTGGCCATGTTCTTCACGTTGAGGTCTTCGAGTACCACCGTTTGGTTCTCGCGGATTATCCTCGTGCTCAACTTGTGGAGGAAGTCACGGCGCATGTCCGTGATTCTGGCGTAGGTGCGGGCCACCTTGAGGGCGGCTTTCCGACGATTGTTGCTGCCTTTGGTTTTGCGGGACAGCGTCCGTTGCTCCCGTTCCAACCGTTCGGCGAGTTTCTTGTAGTGGCGTGGGTTCGCTATGGTCTCCCCGTCGCTGGTGACGGCGTAGCTGTCCACTCCCAAGTCGATTCCGATTGCGTTCCTTCGGGCGGGGAGAGGGCGGATGGTCTCCTCCACGAGGATGCTGACGTGCCATCGTCCGGCGGCGTCCAAGCTTACGGTCACGGTGCTCGGCTCCGTCTTGCGGGGCAGTGTTCTGGACCATCGTATCGGCAATGGTTCGCGCATCTTGGCGAGCGTGAGTTCATTGCGTTTGGCGTCCCATTTGAACGCGCTTCGAGTGTATTCGGCGCTTCCGCCGTGGGATTTGGCCTTGAATCTCGGATAGTCGCCGGTCTGCTTGAAGAAGTTGGAGAACGCCGTCTGCAAGTGTCTCAACGCCTGTTGCAGTGGCACGCAGGACACTTCGTTCATGTACGAGTATTCAGCTGTTTTCTTCCATTGGGTGAGCATGGCGCTGGTCTGGACGTAGGTGACGCTCCTGTGCTCCGCCGTCCATGCGACGGAACGGGCTTCCAACGCGAGATTGTAGACCTTTCGGCAGCAGCCGACCGTGCGCCTGAGCAGTTGTTCCTGCTCGGGTGTCGGGTAGAAGCGGAACCTGTACGCCCGCTTGCATGCATGCCTTCTGACCATGTTTCACATTATATCATATCAATCTGTGAAAGGAGGACGGTTTGCTTCCTCCCCGCCCTAAAGGACAGGGTCTCCGCAAACCAAAAAAAAGATGAAACAGTGACGCGAGTCGATGACACAGCCCCGAAGCCACTGCAAGGCTTTACAGTCACCGCGCCCGTTCAGATTCTGGAACGCAACACCGGATGCTGGTGGGAGAGAACAATCACGGCACGAATCAGAGACGGCTCAACCATTCCCGTCGTGTTGGATCACGTGTATTGGAATTGGATCACCGGCACACCCATGCACATTCATCTCGACGGCATTCAACGCATCCGGGTCATCGAAGACAAGCATCATCAAAGAGAGGAAAACAATTGAGCGTGAACCAACCGTTGACGGACAGCGAAGCCAAGAAAATTTTCATAAACGGCGCGGAGGACTTCTATTCACTGTCGGCAAACCCGCAATTCTCCAACGTAGCCGAACTGTTTGACGCCTGGCTTACCGAGCATGATCGCCAACTGCTGGCCAAAACGGAAACCGAAGCAGGGAAACGAATCTCCAGCGAACTCAAACTCGAACATGCAAGCGACGCCCACGCCCGAACGGAACCATCCCGCGCATACATTCAAGGATGCAAGGCCGCGAGAAGCCTGCTCGAGGACGCCATCCGAGACATGACGCAAGAACAGGGGACGCTATGAGTTTCACCGAGAAGAAATTCGTCGCAATCCACTGCGACGAATGCGATGAACAATACGACCCCGAAGACGGCAGCGCTTATTACACAGACAAAGACGACGCAGACGATGACGCCAGTTCTGACGGATGGCAATTGGATGGAGACGAAAACCACTACTGTCCGCAACACTGGCATCTGACCTGCAGCAAATGCGGGAAAACAGCAATGGGAAACCATGACGAACTCATTGAAAACGGATGGGACTGCGCCACAGACGAGTGGCTGTGCCCGGAATGTCATTAAGGAGAAAATTTGAGCAAATTCTACGAACCATTAAAAACAATCGTCGAAAAGGATGATTGGAAGATCGTCGAGGAGAACGAACACACTCTGGCCTGTTCCTGTAACGGGTTGAACGGCTGGGCTATCAGCGGCATGAGTGTGGTGGAATATTCGCAACGACGTTTGGCTTTCTTCCGGGACAATAGGCTGATCGGTGAAATCAAACTGTATGACCTTGACCTGGCGGGACGAGTCGTTGATGAATACATGACCGGCGGGTTCACTCCGACCATGTTCATTTCCTTGGATACGACGATGGAACAGTGGTGCCAGCAAATCGAAGACGCCTATGCAGGAGTGCTGACTGGACTTGAAGAGGAGGAAGATGCTGATGCCGGAAGCCAATGAGAGCATTGAACCGTTCACTCTGCTGGGTGGAATCCTGTATCTAAACGAGTTCGAACTGTTGCCGGGACTGTCGGCTGACGCTTGCCGGAATATCGGACGACTGCGGCGTAAAGCCGTATCCGCTCATCTGGTAGGTGACAGGAAAACGGTTGTCTCCTGTGCCAGACAGATCAACCGTGTGGTCGAAGCAGACAAGCGACGCCGAGAACGACTCTCCTCCAAGAAAGGTCGGCCGACACCGAAACAGAAACCGGCACAAAAGAAGAAGAACACTGGTCCCGGATACGATGCCGAATACCGGCGCTTCAGGGAACAGTTCATGCGTGATGTGACCGATCCGAAGAAAATCCGTGAAGCAGACCGTCTCGCATTCTTCAGTGGCACGCAAATCAATCTCGAAAACAACTAGCAAAAGGAAAGAATCTTGAAACATCCAATCCTTATCAGCCTCAGCATCCTGTTAGCCGCAATCATCGCAGTCGCCTTCCATCTGGCAAAAGACCCTGTCTGACCATGCCCCGATATCACAGTCGAGCCGAACGAGCAGCCGACCTGCTCCAGTCGCGTCGTTCCACGGTGGAATCCGTCGCCAAGCAGACCGGTTTGCCCGTCGATATCGTTCGCCAGATCAACGAGCCCATCGCCAAACGTCTGGCGGAGCAGGATGCGGTGGATGCCGCGGAACGTAGCATGAGGAAAAGCGAAGCGAAGATAATGCGCGAACAGTATCCGTGCCCGCTTTGCTCCACCGGTCATGCGGAACCGCATGACTGCGACACGTTCCTTCCCCTCGGGTTCATACACGGCGGCGAACGCGACGGACAAATGGAAGGCTTCTGGTGCCACCCGTACTTCTGCTCCTGTTCGAACCAACGGTGCATCGCCTGTAACATTTTCCCCAGCGAAAGCAGGAAGGAAGCCGTCGAACGGTTCTGCGCCGGAGACTTCGCCCACGAAGACGATTTCATCGAACTGAAAACCGGCAAACGTTACCACTATTCGCAATACGGTATCGAACAGCAAATCCTCCGATACCTAGCTCAGTGGAGCGCCAGCCAGGTCAAACAGCTCGGATTCGACCCGAAACTAGTGGACACGTTGGCCATGCAACGGACATTGGATCGTATGGGCGACAAATTCGTTGACGTGTTTGACACGACGTTACTATGCCCTAACTGCGGAATGAAAGGCGAATATCGGAAAGCCGTCAGCCCGATCACTCATACGAAAACATGGTGGCGGGTCGGCTGCCCATACTGCAAAACCCGCACCAGATACTCGTTTCCCTCTCAGAGAGAAGCTGCGGAAAAATTCGAATCCGCCCAACTGGATACCAAACCATTAATCCTTAACGAAAAGAGCAAATTGTAATGGCAAGCAACTTTTACAAGGCGGGTGCGGCTGCGATGACCTCGAACAAGGACGATTGGGAGACCCCGCAATCCTTGTTCGACCAGCTGGACGAGGAATTCCACTTCACTCTCGATGCCGCCTCAAATGACCAGAACGCAAAATGCGAACACCACTACACAGTCGAAAACAGTGGCCTAGAACACTCATGGGAAGGGGAGACGGTTTTCTGCAATCCTCCTTACGGCCGCAACATCGGTGATTGGATACGCAAAGCCTCCCAGGAAGCCAGCAAACCTGACACTCTCGTAGTCCTATTGGTTCCCGCACGCACTGACACCCGCTGGTTCCAGAACCATATCCTGCACCGTGCGGAAGTCCGGTTTCTGCCCGGACGTTTGAAGTATGAGGTGAATGGGCAGGCCGGTGAAGCGGCGCCATTCCCCAGCATGATCGTGGTCATGAGAACAGGAGAACGTTAGTCGATGCGCTCCACCGCCGACCTGGTGAACATATCAGGCTTCAGCTGGCTGTATAGTCAGTCGAAGCCCCATTGAAGCCAGTACTTTAGAGATGGTTTGGAACGAGGGATTACCCTCGGCACTGAGGCTTCGGTACAGGCTTTCTCTGGACACGTTCGCCTCTTTGGCAATGCTGGACATTCCTCGTGCTTTTGCTACTTTTCCGAGTGCGGTTTGGAACATTTCAGGATCATTGTATTCTGCTACGGCATTGAGGTAGCGGGCGATGTCGTCTTCGGTTTCAAGGAATTCGCTGGTGTCGTAGTCTTGGTATTTCTTTGTCATTTTTTCTCCTCCTATTCGGAGTATTCCCTGAATAGTTTCTTGGCTTTTTTGATATCTGCCTGTTGTTTTCTTTTATCTCCGCCGATGAGCAGCAGATAGATTTCTGATCCGCTTCTTGCGTAGTAGATTCGGTATCCGGGTCCGAAGTGAAAGCGCATCTCGTATATGGAGTCTCCTACGGGTTTGGTATCTCCCAGAAGGGAGCCTTTTAGCTCGCAGTAGTCAAGGTGTGCTTCGATTTTGGCTTTTGCGTCTCTGTCTTTTAGTTTGCGTAGCCATTCAAGGAATTCGCTCGTCCTCTTGAATCTCAACATACCAATACTGTAGCCTACAGGCTACAGTTCGTCAAATCAACAAGAAAAAAAGGAAGACGCCCCGCCGTGGGGAGCGTCAACTCAATGGCATGCAGCCATGCTTGATCTCCTGATTAGGCGTTGAGCGGTGTGCCGCAGTTGGGGCAGAAGTTGGTTTGTCCGTTCAATGGCTGACCGCATTTGGGGCAGTTGTTCGTTATTGCCGGCTGGGGGATAGGGGCTGGGACGGGTGAGGTCGCAGGCATCGGCACAGTGTTCGTCGCCGGCGCTGCTGGCGCAGGAGCCTGTTGTTTGACTGCCGAGGTGAACAGTCTGACGACACGTGGCGGAATATTGTCCACCGGCAGCAGGCTCAGGGATTGGATTTCCGCAACCAACTGTCCAGGCGTCACGACACGAACATTGCTCGGCCAGACGGCTTCGCTGACATCCGGGTTGCCGTTATGTCCGCCCGGTACCATGCAGACCATCCATTGGGCTGCCACGTGATAGGTTTCGAGCGTGGACGCCCAATTATCGCGTTGGGTTGCCATGTTCTCGCTCATCTTGACCACGGGTGTTCCGTCCGAGCCTTTGATGAGGGCTCGACGGCTGATGCTCATGCGCACCAGGTTTCGTGGATCCAGGTTCACGTATTTGGTGTCGCTGCCGCCCTTGTAGTTCTTCGCGTCCACGAACCAGGCATGCACCTGCTGTTGCGGGTCTATGCCGACCAGCACGCAGTCGATGTCCGCGTTGATGGGCTGGCGGTTCTCGTTGAGCCCGTACAGGGACCAGAAGGAGATGACGTTGAGCTGCATGTAGGCGATGATTCTGGCCAATGCGGATTCGCCCTGCTGGCCGGCCTGTACGGCCGTGTTTCCGAAAGCGGAATAGTCCAAGCCGGAACCCGGATCGCCGTACAGTTTCCCGAGCTGGCGTTCCTGTTGCAGGTTCGCGTTGAGGCTGGCTTCATACAACGGGTCGGGGGAGCCGCCGTTGTCGTGGTCTATCATGAACCAGCCATAATAGGAGTCCTCGTTGCTCATGGCGGCCACCAGTCCGTATCGGGGGGCAAGACGGTTCAGCTCCGTCTGCGTGTCCATAATGAGGGAATTGCTTGTCGGCTGTGGTTCGCCATCGTCATGACTCAGGATGCCGCGCAAAACGGCACCTCCGATAAGTGCGATAACCACACCTATCATGAGCTGGACGAACCCCAGTCCATTCGTCGCAGTCGATTCACCAGTACCGGCGAATGGCCGTATCGCATAATCAATACCCAGCGACATGACGATCGCGGATATTAATCCCAACACGCCCGTATAGATTCTGGCCCGCATGGTCTTGCAGAAAACCACGCGGACTATGACAGCGATGATGGTGACGATCAGCGCCAGTATTCCTATGCCGTTCAGCTCCTGGAAAAACGGGTCAAGATGCCCCATGGTTTATGTCTCCTCTCCTCAGTCGTGTATCGGTTGGCGGTATTCCAAAATCCGACGGTAGTCCTCCAAAAGGAATACCGTGACATCCATCTCACAGGACATCTGATAGATCTCGCCATCATATTCCCGTTCGGCCTGCACATAGTCCGCAGGGTCGATCAGAAACATGGCGGTTTCACGGCGCACACGCCATTCGGCATGGCTTTTCCCGTATTCCGCATGCGAATCATCGGCGTGCAGCCAGTGGAACAATTCATGGGTGAGAGAGCATCGTTTCTGCACGTCGGTCATGTGCTCGTCGATGATTATGGTCTGGACAGCCTCACAGTAGAGGCCTGAAGTGTCATCATCAAGCGTAGCTTCGATGACGTGGACTGGCTGGGTTTCCACGGCATCGAGCATCTGTTCATAGGTCATGCCACGGTTGATGGGCATGTGGCGGTCGAATGGTGCGGCCGTCAGCACGGTTGAATATCCTCCTATTGAATCGGTTCGAGAAGAGGATACTCTGACAGAACGGGGGCAAGCAGTCGTCACTAGCGGCCGTCACCGCCTTCCATTTCCGCGAGCTTATGCGGATCCTTGTTCGCCGCCAGGGACACGTCGCCCCTACGTAGTTTCTCCAAAACGATCCGCTTACGCTCCTCATCGGTGAGGGAGTCCGGCCTAGTGGCACCCTCACCTGCGTTCCCGGATTCAATTTCGGTTGACGGGGAATGTTTCCGTATTGGCCGTCTTTCTTCGTCGCTGACGAGTGGCGGGGATGACGATCCGTCGAGGATTTGAACGATATCATCACCATCCATGACCGCGACGAACTGATACGAGGAGATCGAGTCGGCTCCCGTGGCTTCGGGGTGCGAATGGTCGGCTTTGAAATCGACATATGAAGTCAGCTGGCCGAATGTCATCCTCCAAAGCTCGCACATGCGTTCGAGGTCGGCTATACGCCATTCCTGCTCGTCGTTTACCCGTTCTCGGACGTATTTTTCGCTGCGTTTGATTCCACGCGCCAACGCACGGTTGGATAAACGACGTATGCCCATCTGGGATTTGACGCCGATGTTGATTCGTCGAGCGAATTCGCTGACCTCGATTTTCGTTGCCATGTCTCTATTCTACAGCTTTTGCGTCTATTTAATGCGTCACACCGACACGCCGATACTATTTGCGCCTACATGGACGCACCTGTATAACCTTAATTGCGCCCACATAGACGCAACGGATACATAGGAGACCTTTTCAGAAAATGACAAACCGCAAGGAAACACCATCAAAAACCGGAAAAGCGATCCGCGACCGGATAAACGCGATTATCGGAATCAACCGACATTCGAACTACGACGTCGCCCGCATCATCGACAAATCCGAACGCTACGTGCGTGTCCACCGCAAGGGCGATCTCGAATGGAGCCTGGGGGATGTTGAACGATACGGGGCGGCCACCGGCTACACGCCAGGCGAAATCATGGCGGACGCGTTCACGATAAAGCCGGCCATGAACGAGCGGTAGCACTGGTCCATCGCTAAGGAACTTATATGAGGCAATATGCTCTAATACATCGGGCCATCCTAGACGATCCGAGCTGGCGATGCCTGACACGTTCGCAGCAGAACCTGTATCTCCTGCTGCTGCTGAAACTTTCGACCAATCTCTGCGGCGTCGTTGACTGGCGTCCTAAAAAGCTTGCCGTCAACGCTTCGGATATGACTGTCGAGACGATAGAAGCCGATGCCGTCGTCTTGGAGAAGAAACTCTATATCGTACGAGACGAGGACACCGATGAAGTGCTGATACGTTCCTTCTTGCGAAACGACGCGCCTCTCAAAAGCAGCAAGACAGCCATCGCTGTTCGCTCTAGCTACACGGATACAGCTTCGTCGAAACTGCGTGGAGTCATCGTTTTCGAATTGCAGCGGCTGTACAAGGAGCAGCGTGACTGGCAGGGATGGGATCAGGTTAGGGACCTGCTTGACCTGCCATCAATCGACCCCCGGAGAATTGTGTCAGGAGGTGAAGAAGCGGTATCCGACGCTCTCAAACGGTATCAGGAAAGCTCTTTCTCTCCCCTACGGGATACCTCATTCGATACCCCATCAGATGGGATATCTCAAGGGGTATCGGATACCCCATCAGATGGGGCATCTCAAGGGGTATCGGATACCCCATCAGATGGGGCATCTCAAGGGGTATCGGATACCCAATCCGATTCATATTCTCCCCTTATACCTAATACCTTATACCTAATACCTAATTCCTCTATCCGTGCAAAAAACGAAAAATCGGCGGACAAGTCCGCCTCAGAGCCTGAAAACGAGAACGCTTCTTTCGAAGCTTCTCAGAGTTCCAGCAGGGTCGAGGAAACCTCTCCGATTCAGAAGAAACCTTCCGCGGTTTCTTCGAAGAAGAGAAAAGTTCCGAAAAAAGAGAAGAAGCCCACGGCCCGTCAGACCGTGTTGGCTCCCGACTGGAAGCCCTCGCCCGAACTGCGCATCGCCACGGCCAAGGCGGGAGTCAACCTGATCCGCGAAGTCACCCTGTTCGTCGCCTACTACACGCAGGAGAAACCCGAACACCGCAGCGCCAACTGGGATGCCACATACAGGCGTTGGCTCGAACGGGACATCCAAAACCTGAAAATGGGGCGCGACCCCAACAACATCGCGCTACACCCGGAGAACCTGCCGGTGAACGGCAGGCTGCCGAAGAGCATGCTGAACGACATGCACAACGAGGAACTACAGGCGCGGGCCGCCGCCTGGGACGAAGCCCATCCGCGAGAGGAGGAATTCGATGAACTTTAACGAAGCTCTGCAGGTGCTGCGCCGCATCAACGTACATCACGGGAACGCGCCAATCAGCGACGCGCAGGCCCAATGCTTCTACGAGGAGCTGTCCAGATCGGTGTCGTTCGACGAGGCCAACGCCGCGGTACGGGAATTCTACGCATTGCATCCTCACGGCGAATGGATGACGGTGGGGGATATCAACCTCGCCGTGAGAAGGAAACGACGGCAGTCGATGCCATCGGAGGCGACCATCACCCGGCTGATGGAGGAGAACCAGATTTCCGACCCCGACGAGATGTGGCAGTTCCGACGCTCTCTGCTCAAATCATTGGGCCGTGGCCGTCCCGCCACGCAGGCGGTGCAGCGTGCGTTGGAATTGTCCCGTCACCCGATGCTGGGCGGCCCGAGGGACGGGGCGACGAAAAGCCTGCCGCAGACACGGCCGGGGGGGAACCCCGATCCACGCGATCCGGCCCCGGTCGCGACCGTCGTCCAAAGCATCATCGGCGGACTCTCGGCTCGGCCGCATCGGGCGGAATAGCCCCCGGCCATCGCAAGAACATCGAATCAAAAAACGCCATCAGAAAAAACCGATTGGAGAAAAAAACAAATGGCAGACATCACCACACAAACAATCCGAGACACCTTCTTGGACAACCTTCCCGAAAACGTGACGCGCGAGGAGGGGGAGGAGTTCTGGAACGCATGGCTGGACAGGCAGCGCGAAGGGCATGAACCGGACATGCCGACACCTCCGGTCGGATTCCAGTACGCACCGGGCGAAGTGGACGAATTCGACTACGGCGAACCGGACTTGGAAGACGAGCAGCTGACTGAGGACCAGAAGCGAGACATGCTGGGATTGGTGCATGATTATGCGATGAACACGTCGGAACTGGCACGCACCATGCTGGACTGCCAGCATTTCGACGACCCGCAGGTCCGGGAGCTCGTACGTCAGACGTTCAAGGATCTCGAATGCGCCGGAAGCCACGTGTCTGACGCTTTGAAGCTGATGGGTTGGACTGCGGACGATGCGACGGTTGGCTGAAGTTTCTTCCGTTGCCGTCGATGCCGGGCCATGTGGCAACGGAAGAAAATCGGTTATTTTCAATAAAAAACCGGTTAATTACAAACCCTGAGGTTACAGTGGGAACTGTTTGAGAAAACTCAGGCAAGGAGAACCCTCGAAATGACCAAACGTAACAGCAGCGGTCTGCGCAATGCGGGCGCCATCGCCACCGTCGCGGCATTGACCCTCGGCATGGCGGGGCCCGGCGTCATGACGGCCACCGCCGACGAAAACACCGCGAACGGCAACACCGGCAACAACGCCGCCCAAGCCACGCAGGAAGTCAAATACACGACCACCGTGGCAGGCACGCCAGTCGACTTCACGAAGGACGGCAAAGGCGATTACACGGCAACCGTCCCCAAGGTCAAAGGCAAGTTCCAAAACCAGGTGATCGTGTCCGGCACAGACAAGTCCCAGATCACTCTGACCACCAGCCAGAAACCTACGGACGGGAAAATCACCGGCCCCGTCGTCTACACCAGTGCCGCCGATTCCGCGCCCAAGTTCACGTTGGCCGTCACGGATTATGAAATCGTCGACAAAATCGTCGACGACCAGCCGACCCAACCATGGAACGCCACCGTTGACGGCAAGAAGACATACCCCCTCGGCGTGAAAGGCGACACCGCATCCGCGGTCCTGGACCAAAGCGCCTCCTACCCGGGCAACATCACCGTCACCAACGGAGCAACCACCATCACGCTGACACCCGGCTACCAGAACGTCACCGTGGAATCCGGCGACAAGCTGGGCCAGCTGAACGTATCCGGCACCGCCGTCTACAAGCAGGCCGCCGACGCGACGAAGAACACTCCAGCATTCGACGTGACACTGCCGTTCGCCTACACCTCGGGCAACCCGGTGACCGTGGACGGCACCGAAACGGAACTCACCAAGGTTGACGGCGGAAAATACCATGCGGATTACGCCGGTCCGACACTGGACGAATCCAACAAACCCAGCACGGACACGGTGACCCTCACCGGCATCAAGACCACACTGCCCATCCAATGGGGCAAAGACGTGCAGGTTGTCGACAAGGACACCGGCGACACCACCAGCAAGTTCGTGCGTCTGACCGGCACCGCTTCAGGCGATGTCACCATCCAGGATGACGCCAGCGGCAAAAGCGTCACCGTGCCGGTGGAAGTGGATGTCACCGCGGATCGAGCCCAGGATACAAGCTTCACCGGCCTGACCGTGACCCGCACCAACGCTAAAGGCGAAACCACCGTATACGACGGGGCCAAAGACTTCAATGTGAAATTCAACCCCGACACCCACGAATACACGCTGACCCTACCGGCCGATGCGGTCGGCGACAGCTACACGCTGGGCCTCACCCACGGTGTCGACGCCCAGGCATCCAAGCCGACGCTCGCGCTCGGAGAGGGAGCCTCCCGCGTGCTCAAGGTGAACGTGAACGGAGCCGACTACACGGTGAACGTGAAATTCCAGCCGGCCGACCTGAAAGCCGATTCCCCCGCGAAACTCACCGGCCTGTACGTGAACAAGACCGGAGAAAACACGAAGGGCCAGCTCATCGACAACTGGAATCCGAACCGACTCGACTACGTGCTCGCGTTGGGGGAGAAGGATCCAAGCCCATACGTGCTACCCGAAGCGCCTGACGGAGTCACCATCAAAGGCGGCAACATCACGCAGAACGCGCAATCCACCCGCCAGGAATGGATCGTCACCGACACCGCAACCGGAACCAGCCGCATCTACAGTCTGACCGTCACCCGCCCCGTGAAAACCGCGGTAACCGAATTCAAGCCCGCCGACCCAGCCAAACAGGCTTCCACAGTCGACCCGGCCAACCAACAGGACACCGCGCTCGCATCGCACGGCTACACCGACAAAACCGGCAAATACGTCACATCCGACAAGGATTCTTACATCATCCCGGAAGGCGGCACTTTCGCCTACACGCCAAAGAACGGCCAATCCGCAACAGTCACGGTAGCCCACGAGGGAATGACCTACACGTACACGGTCAACGTACTCGCCCCAGACGGCACCACGTTCGCGCAACACACGTACACCGTCACCTATATCACGGCAGCAACCCACAAGGCGCAGCTGACCGGCATCCTCGTGGACGGTACGGCCGTCAACGGATTCGATCCGGCCAAACATGAATATGCCGCATCCGTGAATGACCCGGACGAGTGGATGGTCTCCCCTCAATACGACAAGGCAAGCGGCATGACCGTCAGCACCGAGAAGAAGGGTGCGGACGCCACCATCACCGTCACATCCGGTGACGGACTGGTCAAAACCACCTACAAGGTGCACGTCACCCGCAAACCATTTGGCGGCAACGGGAACAACGCGCTCGGACTCGCCTCCACAGGAGTCGGCGGCGGAACCGTAGCGTTCCTGTCGATGGTGTTGATGGCCATGGGAACGGTTCTCGGACTCGTTGCACGTCGGCGCCAGCGCGGACGCAGCTTCTAATAGCAACGGCTTGCGACCGCATCAGGTCGCAAGCCTTCCATAATTTTCTCTGACTCGGCATGAAATGTCGGGCAAAAAACAAGAAAAGGAAAGAACATGATGAAACAAAAACGGATTGTCGCCGTAGCACTTGGCCTGGCCCTGTCCGTAAGCCCCATGATCATGTTGCCCACCGCTTTCGCGGATCAGGTATCAGGGAACCCGTCCTCGTCGATTTCGGCCCGTTCGACGGCTCCGAATCCGCTCGACAAGTTCAGCACCGCAGAGAAGGCGTTCCTCAACAATCACAAGGACAAGATCGCATCCGCCCTGGGCATCGACAGGTTCGACCCATCCACCACCGACTATTACGGAGTCAAGGAATCGGCACTCGACACGGTCGCAGGCAAGATCCCCACCTCGAACACGGGACTGCTGAAGCCGATGGGCGCGCCGCTCGAGATCGACACGAACGCCACCGGCTGGCTCGTCGACGGAAAGATCGCGAAGGACAAGCCGTCCTCCGGCGACATGGCATACCGGGTCACGATCAAGGGCAAGAGCGGCGGCACCGTCGCATACACGCTGCACACCGCCTCACAGGATGCGAGCAGCAAAGCCGATCCGGGCGAGCTGAAGGGCGTGACCGCCACCGCCAATGGCACCGCCGTCACGGACTTCAATCCGGTGAAGGACGGCACATACACCGTGCCCGACGACGCGGAGGTGAAGATCGGCGACGTGCCCGACGGATGGAAGCTCGACCATAAGGCGGATTCGAAGACCGGCACGCTCACCTTCACCTGCACGAAGGATGATGTGACCGTCACCTGGACGTTCAAGTACGATGACGGAACCACCACGCCGAGCACCGGGGACAAGGCCGATCCAAGCGAACTGGCGGGGGTGACCGCCACGGCCGACGGGAAACCGGTCGACGGGTTCGCCCCGACGAAGACCGGCACATGGACCGTTCCCGACGGCGCGGAGGTGAAACTCTCCGGCCTGCCCGACGGTTGGGCGAGCTATAAGAATCTTGACGCGAAACCCGGCACCCTGTCCTACGACATCAAGAAGGGCGACGTCACCGTCGTCACGTGGACGTTCACATACGATTCCACGACCGGTCCGGACAAGCCCGCCACGGGCGTGGACGCATTGAAGGGCGTGACCGCGACCGTCGACGGGAAACCGCTCCCGAGCTTCGACCCGACGAAATCCGGCACCTACAGGGTCGCCACGGGCGCCGAGGTGAAGATCTCGAACGTCCCGTCCGATTGGAAGCTTGACAAGACCGCATCCGATTCGAAGCTGGTGTTCGCCGCTTCCAAGGACGGCACGACCGTCACTTGGACGTTCGAATACCAAGGCAAGGATGATGGCGGAGCCACCGGAAACAAAAGCCAGAACAACAATGACGGCACGACTTCCAAGCCGACGGTGAACGGCGCGAACCCGCTCGCCTCCACCGGCGTGGGAATCGGCTGGGTTGGCTGGCTCATCGGCATCCTCGCTATCATCGGCGGAGCATTGGGAATCACGGTCGCTGTCCGCAAGCCGAAGGGCAAGGCCACAGACGAGACCCCGGCCCCGGAAGCCGATGACAGCGAAGCGTCATCCGATCAGCCGCTAAACTCCTGACCACCCATCGAAGGTTTGGCAGGAGAAGCAAATACCCTCCCCTGCCAAACCCCACGTTGAATCTTGATGCCATGCGGGACCCTCCTGCAAACCGGCTCCTATAGCATGACATCAACAAGGGATGCCGAAAGGCATCCCTATTTTTTTATTCAAAAACTTTGGTAAATACCGAAAAAATGTTGGAATAAACCGATTTTGCATGTACGTTGAAGGAAACGAAGACGACCATTCCCATCAGCCGTACGCCGAAGCCGATAAGCGAGTTCGGTCTGAAGCCGGGCAAATACAGGCCGTCCGCGGTGAAAGTCGCCGGATTCGACCCGTTGGACGCCAACCATGCCGCATCTACCGGTGGGGTCGCTTCCCGTCCTCGACAGGACGTGCAAACAAGGAAAGGAAAACACTGGAATGAGAGACAACCAAACGACACGGCGCATGCCAATGATCGTGACGGCAATGGCCTGCGCGACCGCGAGCATGCTGGCCGGCCTGGCGCTGGCCCCATCCGCGATGGCGGCGGGTGAGACCATCACCCTGAACGGCGCGGACGGCAATTCGCTGGCCGGCCACACGTTCAACGTGTACCAGATCGGCACGTACACGGACCAGATCCTGAACGGCACGCGGATCAGCAGTCTCGGCGTGCGCGGCGACACGGCATCCAACGCGTGGGCGGCCGACGCGATCGGCATCGCCAACGCGTACGATCCGGACACGGGCGACGACATCGCCAAGGTGTACGGCTATGATGACGCGGGCAACATCGCCAACATCAAGATGGACTCCCAGGCCAGGCAGTTGCGCAACATCAGCAAGGCCCTGGGCCAGTCCACTCGGAAGGCGGCCGCCATCCAGGGCGGCGCGAACCTGACGACCACCCGGTCCACGCTGACGATCAACGTGCCCTCCGAGGGCCTCTACTACATCACGGACAGCGCGGGCAACCCGATCATGGTCGGCACGAAATCCGGCAACGCGAACATCATGAAGAACGACGCGAAGGACCCGCAGTGGCGGACCCTCGGCACCGCGGTCGTCAAGGCGAAAAGCGTGAGGGTCGACAAGAAGGTCCAGGTGCAGCGCAACGGCGCGACGGTAGGCAAGGACGGCACCGCCTCCGATCCGGTCGGCGTGACCGTCGGCGACACCGTCACCAACACGGTCGAGGTGACCGTGCCGAACAAGCAGGCCGCCTCCGCGGTCAAGTTCAAGCTCATCGACCAGCCGAAGGGCCAGACGTACGTGCAGGGCTCGCTGAGCGTCCGGTTGAAGAACGCGCCGCAGACCGACATCACGGCCGACGCGGTCGTCTACGACGGGACCACGCAGAACAACGCGAAAAGCATCCCCGGCGACCCGACCCTGAAGACCGCGGACAACAGGCCGGCCGACCCGGATCTCGCGATCCCGGCCGGCGGCTGGGGCATCGACGGCAGGAAACTTCTCGACAGATACTCCAACAGGACGATCGTCATCACCTACCGTATGACCGTCGACAAGGCCCGCCTCGCCGACCCGGCGAACAACACCGTCCACACGTACGGCACGTTCACCGACGGCATCCACTTCACGACCATCACCGACCAGGACAAGGCCGACATCAAGGCCTACGACTTCACGCTGCGGAAGGTGGACGCGGGCAACGTGAACACGCTGCTCGACGGCGCCCAGTTCCAGATCCAGCGCAACGGCAAGTGGATGAATCTCGACTGGAACACCGGCAAATGGTCGGACGCGGCCAACCAGGGTTCCGCCACCGTGTTCGTGACCGGCGACACGAACCATGACGGGACGGTCAACAACAGGGACGACGCGAGCCAGAGGGGCCTCATCCGGTTCAAGGGCCTCGGCTACGGCACGTACACGGTCACCGAAACCCGGGAGCCGGCCGGCTACGCCAGCTACGCGAAACCGACGTTCACCGTCACTATCGACGACGCGGGCACCAGCATCCAGTACAGGGGCACCGGCACCGTGCCGAACCTGACCAGCAGGCTGGACAACAACACCGTCCAGGTCAAGAACGTCGCGAACCTGACCCAACTGCCGCAGACCGGCGGCGTGCTCGCGTTCGCGTTCTGGCTGGCCTGCGCCATGCCCCTGTTCGCGATCGGCGGCACCATGGCCGTGCGCGGCGCGCGCAACCGCCGCGACGCGCTGATGCTCACGCACGACGGAGACACCCCGGCCGTCTGACATACGGGGGCGCGGAACAATCCGGATCATGCCGTGTCCCGCGCCCCTCCCCCTTCGTTTTCATTCATGGTTCTTTTGGCTCGCCGCAAGGGGTTCGTGCGGGTCCTGGCCCATCCGTCACGGACAGTCAAGGGGCGGGGAAGGAAAAAACACACATGCACACATGGTTGAAACGGGCGGTCGCGGGACTGTTGTCCGCGGTCACCCTCCTGGGCGGCGGGCTCCTGACGGCGGGCACCGCGAACGCGGACGAGATCCGCATGCCCGACATCGGCAAGACCATCACGAGCCTGACGGCATCGGCCGCCACGACGTATCCAAGGGAGCTCGTCAACGGCGGATTCGACTACCTGCCCGCGGGCGGCTGGAACGTCATCAGTCCCAAGCTGAACACCTCAAGAGGCAAGTTCACAAGCGTCGACCCGGTCAACGGGCAGTACATCCGCAATGCGCATGTCACAGATGGAAACGTCGCATGGGTGAAATGGGACGGTTTTGATGCCTCCAAATTCGGGTGGATCTCCGACCAGAAAGGCGGGAAACCCCAAGGCTTCGTCACCGACCACGCAAACAGCGTCGAATTGCAGCGGGACAATGACACGGACAATACGTATGCGGAGATCGTCGGCAGCGAAATCGGCAAAAGCATCTATCAGAAGATCGACACGCAGAACAGCACTGACGCCGTATACACGGTGCGCTTCGACCATGCGGCACTGAGTTCCGAGCATGCCGACGGGATGCAGGCGCTGGTCAACGGCAAGCCCGTGACCATGACCCGAATCGGCGGCAACAAGGCCGGGGACAAGACCGGTTGGACGGGCACGGACATCGTCACCCACGCGACCAACACGGATCATTACCGTCATGACGGTCAGTGGGCGACCTACGAGGGCAAGGTCACGATCCCGGCGAACACGCCTGTCAGCACGTTCATGTTCAAATCGCTGAATGAAGCGAAACCCGACATGGGCAACCTGATCGACAACCTGACGTTCAAGATCGTGTACAGGCTGAGCTACGACTCGAACGGCGGCACGAAGGCGAAGGCCAGCCAGATCAGTTCCAGGACCGAGGGCAAGGCGTCCGAGACCGACGGCAAGGTGAAGACGGTGGCGGACGACGCGGCCACGGTCGCGAACACCACCAACACCCTGCCTGACCATCTGGTCAATGGCGACTTCGAATATCCGGTCAAAAGCGATATGCCCGTCAACGACGGGAAATTCTGGTATATCAGCCAGAACGACGGCTCATACTTCGCAAAGGGGACGGTGCTCGGAAAGAGATACAAGCTGCCCGAGGGCTTCGACAAGGCGAAATTCGCCTGGCACAGCACGCAGACCGGCGATACCTCCTATCCGGACCTCGAACGCGCCGACGACGTGCAGGTCAACTATAAGGCCGACGGAACCAACCATTACAGCGAGATCAACGCCGCCCAATCCGGCGCTACCATCTACCAGGATGTCGCCACCGTTCCGGGAGTCATGTACAAGTGGAGCCTCAAACACGCCAGTCTCGACTCCAGCCACCTGGACAAGATGAGCGTCATCATCGGCGAACCGGGCAAGGAGACCGCGCAGGAAGCCACCCGCACCACCGCGAACGGGCATGGAGACAAGCTCGGCAAGGTCGGCACGGTCATCAGCACCAAGGTCAGCAACCCGGAGATACCCGACAGCAATAAGTTCCAGGAGGGAGCGCATACGGGCCAGTGGGAGACGTACACCGGCACGTACATCGCCACCGGCACCGTCACGCGTTTCGCCTTCCATAGCATCGAGGGATACAGCGCGTGGGACGGCAATCTGTTGGATGACATCAGTTTCAGCAAGGCGTACAAGCTCACATACGATAAGAACGCATCCGACGCGACCGGCAAGGTCCCGTCGAATCAGCGTGGCAAGGAGAACGCCGTCGAGCCCGCCGAATCGAAGACTACCGGAAACGTGAAGACGGTGGCGGATAATACGTCGAATCTGCCGGACCATCTGGTGAACGGCACGTTCGATTATCGCGGCAACGAGATCATCAACGAGAACCAGAGGGTCTACGGCAGTCACGACACAACCTACCTCGCCATAATCAGCGCGAAGACCGGCATCATCGGCAACCCGCTGCACAGCAAGCTCGACAACTGGAATTCCGGCAAATTCGGCTGGAAATCCAACGACGACACCGCCGGCGTCGACACCGTCGAGGTGCAGCGCCGCAACCACACCCCGTATCCGACCAACGCGGGCAACGTGTGGGGCGAGATCGCCGCAGCCAAGCGAGGCAAGTACATCTACCAGGACATCGCCACCACGCCCGGCGTCGTGTACAAGTGGAGCCTCAAGCACGCGTCCCGCAACGCGGACCAGGACGACAGCATGCAGGTCATGATCGGCGAACCCGGCAAGACCGTCGCACAGCAGGCGACCCGCACAACATCCAACGGGTCGGACAAGACCGGCAGCGTCGGCACCACGATCACCACGCACGGCACCGCGCAGGACGGCAAGTGGGAGACCTATACCGGCGACTACCTCGCCACCTCGACCACGACCCGCTTCACGTTCAGGAGCGTCAGGGACTCCAACGGTCAGGGCCTCGACTTCACCGCCGAAGGCAACTGCGTCGACGACCTAAGCTTCGACAAGGCGTACAAGCTCTCTTACGACAAGAATTCTTCGGACGCGACCGGCAGCGTGCCATCCAATCAATACGGCAAGGAGAACACCGTACAGCCCGCCAAGACCAAGACCAACGGAACCGTGAAGACAGTCGCGGACGAGAACGTCCGGTACGGTTCCCTCGCTAATGGCGATTTCTCCTACCCCTCGTTCTCCGACATTCAGAAGAACGAGCAGGAAACCGATGCCGATCTGCGCACGTTCCTCAAATCGGATGACGGCACGCTTTGGTACAACATGACCGCCACCGATCTTTCCAAGTACGGAAAGATCGGGCAGATCCCCGGTTTCGACTCTTCCAGGTTCGCATGGTCCAGTACCGAGAACGGTTCAAGGGTCGAATTGCAGCAGGACCGCAACACCAAGAACACGTATGCGGAAATCGTCGCCCAACAGGACAACACCAGCATCTACCAGAACGTGTCCACCGGCAACGGCGGCGTGCTGTACAAGATCCGGCTCAAGCACGCCAGCCGCCAATCCTCCCATGCCGACAAGATGCAGGTCCTCGTGGGCTCCGACACGAACCACGCGACGCCTGTGGAGATGACCCGCGTCACCTCTAACGGCCATGGCGACAAGGTGGGCGGGAAGTCCACCACCATCACCACAAAGGTATCCAACACCGATCCCCGAGACCATGGCAGCCAGTGGGAGACGTACGAAGGCTATTACCAGGTGCCCGAAGGACAGAAGAACACGGTATTCATGTTCAAGAGCCTCGAAGGGTTCAAAGAGTATGAGACCCTGCCCGGCAACAACGTCGGCAATCTCGTGGACGACATCGAGTTCTCCCGCTCTTACAAGTTGACCTATGACAAGAATTCTTCGGATGCCGCCGGTCAGGTTCCGTCGAACCAGCGTGGCAAGGAGAACACCGTACAGCCCGCCAAGTCCAAGACCGCGGGCAGTGTCGGACTCGCGGCTGACAAAACCGCTTCCGGCCTGACGGTGCATGATCTGAAGAAGAACGACAAGGGCAAGGTGCCCTCCAATTCGAAGGCGGATTCCACGCAGCCGGCCGCGTTCAAGGCTCCGGACGCCAAGGTGGAGACCATCGCCTCCAGGGCCGCGGGCGACGAGCTGGCCGTGAACGGCGGGTTCGACACCCCGAAGTGGAGCATCGCGAAGGAGGGGCAGGGCCTGCCCTGGGTGTATGTGAAGCCCAATGCGGGCACGATCCGCTCCTACGCGCAGGCCATGGCCGGACAGACGGGCGTGAAGGCCGGCGGCCTGACCGCCGCCACGTTCGCCTGGCAGGATCTCGATGCCATCGGCAGCAACCAGAACTTCGAACTGCATCGCGAGAAGGACGGGAACACGGCCGCCGACGTGCACGCGGGCCGTACCGTCGCCCAGACCGTGAACACGACGCCCGGCGCCAGCTACACGTTCAGTATCCGCCACTCCGGCCGCTCCAAAGGCAACGCGGGCGGCGTGACCCTGCTCACCGGCCCCGACAAGGATCATCTCACCCCAGTCAAACTGACCCGCACCACGGTCTCCAAGACCGGCCAGAAGTACGGGGACAAGACCGGCGATGTGGGAACCGTCGCCTACACGCACTCCGATTCCATGGACGCCACGGAAGGCAGCCACGAACCGTGGGACCATTCCGACGACTGGGAATCCTACGAGGGCACGGTCATTATCCCAGCCGGACAATCCCGCACGATGATCGCCTACAGGGGCGTCGCCAAGGACGGTACTCTTACTGCCTCCGCCAATGACAGCATCATCGACGACCTGAGCTTCCGCCTCGCCTACAAGCTCAGCTACGACGCGAACGGCGGGGCCAAGAAGAGCACGTCGCAGATCAAGGCCTCCACCGATGGCAAGGTGAAGACCATCGCCGGCAAGACCGACAGTCTGCCGACCGAACTGGTCAACGGCTCGTTCGACTATCCGGCCGGCCTGATCGCCGGTGTCTCCACCAAATACCCGTGGGACGACTGGACCGTCGTCGACCCGATCAACGGCAGATACGCGCGGCACATCGGCATCGACAAGGACCCCTGGGCGCCAATCCCGGGATGGGACGCCTCCAAATTCGCATGGAAGTCGACCCAGACCAAGGGAACCGACTGGCAGCAGATCGCACAGGGAGTCGAACTGCAGAAGGACTCCAAGACCGGCAACCAGTACGCGGAACTCGTCGCGGGACAGGCGGGCACCGCCATCTACCAGGACATCGCCACCATCCCGGGCGTGTCCTACCGCTGGACGTTGAAGCACGCCAGCCTCGACAGGAACCACCTCGACGGGATGAGCGTCATGATCGGCGAACCCGGCAAGGAATCCGCCCAGGACGCGAGGCGAACCACCGTCAACGGCAACGGCGACCAGCCGGGCGACGTCGGCAAGGTCATCTCCACGAAGGTGAGCAACGACGCCGAGTCGAACCATGAGTCGAACCATTCCAGCCGTAACCATGACGGGCAGTGGGAGACCTACACCGGCACGTACATCGCCACCGGGACGGTCACCCGCTTCACCTTCAAGTCGGTAAGCTCCAGCAACAACGTCAACGGCAACATCCTCGACGATCTGAGCTTCACCAAGGCCTACAGGCTCGGCTACGACGGGAACGGCGGAACCGGCCAAGTGCCCTCGCGCACCGAGACGGGCAGGACCGAAACCGCCGCATCCGGGACGGATGGCACGGTCAGGCTTGCGGCCGACAAGAGCGCCGAACCGGAATCCGGAACCATCGCGGACGACCGCAGGGTGCTGACCGACACGACCGCCAGACAGGATGACGGGACCAGCCAGCGGACGATCACCCGATCCGACGGTTCCGTGCGCGTGGAGACCATCGCCACGACGGGCGCCGTATCCGGCTGCCAGGTCTATTATCCGGCCGGCACCAGGATCACATTGGCGACCGCGAAGGCCGACTCCGACTGCTGGGATTCCAGCCAGATCAGCAGGACCAACCGCACGTTCTACGGTTGGAGCGCGAACACGGACGCCAACGACAGGGACGTGCCCGTCGGCGACACCATGGACCGGAACACGCTGAACGCGAACGTCAGGACGGAGATCGTCATGCCCGCCAGGGCGAAGACCGTATACGCATTGTGGGCCATCAACCCCACCCTGTCGTACAGCGTGAACGCGCCCGCCGGCAGCAACGCGCCCGGCACGCCCGCATCGCAGACCGTGCCCTACAACACGGCCGCCGCCGACAAATCCGGTTGGGCGGCCGGCGACACGGGCAAGATTCCCGGCTACCGGTTCGACGGCTGGTACACGGCCCCGAACGGCGGAAACAAATACGATTTCAACACGCCGCTCACCGGCAACGTGACCGTGTACGCGCACTGGGTCGGCAACGGGTACACAGTCAGATTCGCCGGCAACGGGGCGACCGGCGGCGGCACCCCGGATCAGGCGTTCCAATACAACATCGGCCAGAACCTGCACCGGAACGGGTTCGTCCGCGACGGGTACACGTTCACCGGGTGGAAGCGCGCCGACAACCAGCAGGCGTACGGCGACGGCCAGTGGGTCACGAACCTGACCACGCAGCCGGACGGGATCGTCACCATGGTCGCCCAATGGTCGGCCAACGAGGCCCACATCCGCTACAATCCGAACCCGCCCGCGGGCAAGACCGCGGGAGGCCAGGGCACCCCCAACTGGGATGGCCACACCGGAGACACGCCGACCATCGGCCAGAACGGCTGGACGATCGACGGGTACACGTTCGCCGGCTGGGCCACCAGCCCGGACGGGAGCGGCGCCAGGTACGCGCCGGGAGCCAGGTGGACGGCGAACGGCACGCTCACCCTGTACGCGCAGTGGACGCCCGGCCAGGCCAGCCTCACCTACGACGGCAACGGGGCGACCGGCGGCAAGACCGACCCGCAGACTGGCAAGACCGACGAGAAGATCAACGTGCGCGACAACGGATTCACCCGCGACGGCTACACGTTCGTCACGTGGAACACTCAGGCCGACTGCAAGGGCAATGCAGTGAAACCTAACAGCGAGTGGACGTTGCGTGGTTCCAGCACCCTATATGCCTGCTGGGCCGGTAACGCACAAACCCTCACCTATCACGGCAACGGCGCAACCGGAGGCAACACGGCGGCACAATCCGGCAAGACCGGTGACGAACTGACCACAAACGCCAATGGTTTCACCCGCGACGGATACACGTTCGTTCGTTGGGACACCGCCAAGGACGGTTCCGGCACCGCATACGGCGAAGGCAAGAACGGCGTCAGCCAGTACGTGATGAAGCCAGCAGGCAACGACCTGTACGCCATCTGGAAGGCAAACCCGGCAACCATCCAGTACCGCAACGACTGGCCGAACACCACAGGCAGCACACCCGACACCACCGGCAACACCGGCGACACGGTGACCATCAGCCAGAACAGCTTCGACCGTCCAGGCTACACGTTCACCGGCTGGAGCACCAGCAAACGCGGCGACCCAAGCCTGCAACCGGGCGACAAACACACGCTTGAACCGAGAACCACCACCGTGTGGGCCCAATGGAAGGCCGACCCCGCACACCTGGTGTACAACAGCAACATCGGAACCGTCGGCTCGGAAACCAAGACGGTGGACGGTGTTGTCGACCAGACCGTGAAGACCATCACGAACCCGTTCGACCGTCCTGGTTACACATTCTCCGGCTGGAACACGCAGGCCGACGGCAAGGGCAAGGCATACGCCACGGGAGCCGACTACGTGCTGACGGCCAACGACAAGTCCACGCCGAAGAACACCTCCGTGCTCTACGCGCAGTGGAAAATCAACGGTGCCAGCCTGAAGTTCAACCCGAACGGCGGCATCGGCCATGTCGATGACGTGACCGGCGACGCCTTCTCCACCGTCACCATCCCCGGTGACGCGAAGGAGCCGAAGATCACCCGACCCGGCTACCGGTTCGTCGGATGGAGCACGGAGAAGAACCCGCCCGCAGGGAGCACTTTCCTGCAGCCGGGCGAAGGCAAGGTCACACTGCCCGCCGAAGGCAGCACCACCGTGTACGCCCAGTGGGAGCCGAGCCTGACCACCCTGCCGTTCACGGGCGGACAGGCCCAGGTGCCGACCATCTGGCTGTACGCCGGATTCGCGCTCATGCTGATCGCGCTCGGCGTGATGATGCCGATGCTACGCATGCGCATGGCCGCAACCAAGCGCACCGGTAAGCACATGCCGATCACCGGCGGAAAGCACGCGAAGTGACGGCAGCGGCCGAAACCGACGTGTGGGAGAGCGTCGCGGATGCGGTCCGCGACAAGCGGGCGCGCGACAATCGCGCCCGCCGGCTCCCCCGCCCCTCCCCGATCTCCCCCGGCCCCTCGAAAT